GTATTTAATGAAGTCTGGCGGAGCAATAATCGGAGATATAACAATAGAAAATGATGCAAGAATAGATGGAGTGCAAATAGGTGGGCATTCTCATTCTGGATCAGATGGATCTAAAAGAATAAGATCCATAGACATAGACTATGAGTCGGTAAGAAATGAAATTAATTTACAACAAATAAATTCAGCCGCAAAAGAAGTTGTTATCAAAATCGACTCCATTACACCTGATATACTTACAGGTGGAGTTCCAGTCGCAGATGTGAATATTAGTATTGATATACCAGATGAATTTAAGGATAAATACGATTTTGAAATATTATACATAGAGTTGTGACATGAGCTGGTTCAAATATTTAGACAACACAAGCAATTTGGCGGCAAGTCCCCAACAAAAGGTTTATAACATTCCGCCATTAAAAAGGCGGAATAGTAATAGACCAATTAAAGGACTATATTGTTGCCAATGATTGGTTATTTGCAGACATCGGAAACAATGAATTAAATTACGTATACAATAGTAGCCTTCTTAAGGTTGAGCAAGATCATTCATATTTAGTTGTTTATGAAAACTCCAATGTTTCAACATCAGAAGCTTCAACTCCTGTAGTCACTAAAATTGTTGACGGTATATTATATTTTAAAGCTGCAAAGAATCATGAGGCAGATACTCTTCCGGATGGAACCTATAGTGTCTATTATGGATCAGACTACATTAAATATATTCACGCAACTCCAGTTACAGCAAATTCAGTAACATCCTATGAATACGTAGAATATTCAAACAACATCATTAACTCACTAGAAGCAAGTCCTGGCTATAGTCTTTACTATAGTGCAACTCCACCAAGCATTGACCTGTATGACACTGAGATTAATAAAAATTCTATTGGATACTATAGATTGGCATACTTCAATGACGGAACGGATTGGGTTAATAATCTATCAAAAAAAGTCGGATCCAAGATAGTCGGAACTTTCAGTGGACCAAATATTAAAATAACCGGTGCAGTTGGTCCAGGATATGGTAAGTGTAAAATTAGAATAACTACGAAATATGAATCTTCAGTAGAAACTGAAAATATAGTTTTGGATTGGTACGAAATTGATTGTTATTCAACTGAAGAAAAAGAATCAATAATTTTTCAGAAAAATGATTTAGAATATCTTGATTATACTTTAGAGATTGAAACTTTATCAGATAAAAATATTTTATCAGGTAACAATCAAATATTTATAAGTAAAATAAGTTTTTTAAGAAATTTTTACTTTTCTTTAGATGATCAAGAAATAAATCCAGATTTAACGTTTAAGTCGATAGGAGGTTTGAGATAATGACTACAATTAAAAAAACTATACAAAATTTAAAACCTGGAAAACAGTATCTCTTAACGGTTAAACCAAAAGATGTAGAATTAAACGTTGTCTTAGATCCAGCTTCAGCTATTAGATTCACTATTCCATCTGACCTTACTCAGCCGGCAGATTTGGGTAATTTAACAATAGTCGGTAACTACAAGTCGATAATGATTAGCTTTAATCCTTCTAATGAATCAGACCTAAGAGGATATAACTATGAAGTTTATCTTCCTGAAGACATTGCTCAAAGCGGATCTACATATGTGATCATTAGTGGATCAACTCCATATCTTTCTGGCTTTTCCGCTTCAAACGTTATAACTGTTGATGTTCCACAAAACTCTGAAAGAACAAATCAAGTAGATGCAAATACTGGTGTCACAACTCCTGTCACAACTCCAAAAATTTACTTTGCCAGAGTACAATCTATTGATACATCTGCGAATAAATCTGCATGGACTCCTATAGTTGCATCTACTGCTACAACTTTTATTGAATCGGCGCACATTATAGATCTAACTGCATCTAAGATTACAGCTGGAACAATCGGTGCACACACCATTACAATGGCTGGCGGAACATCTGTAATCAAGTCTTCTACATTTGATGGAGATGATGTTGGTGGAGGAAGTTATGCAAATGCCACAACCGGATGGTTAATCAATGGTAGTGGTAGAGCATACTTCTACGATGCAACAATTGCAGGAAGTATTGATATTGGAGGATATGACTCTGGATCTTTCCACGTTGATAGTGATGGAAATCTTTGGTCTGGTTCTGGAACTTTGGTGAACGCACCATTCAAAGTTTCAAAAGAAGGTGACGTTACAGCCAATACAATAACCACTAAGAATTTAACTCTTACTGGCAGTACAGTAATGTCGAGTAATTCAAAAATTTTTCTTGGAACAGGAGTTTACAATAATACTAATACTCCATTTTATGTTGATAGCAGTAATCAGTTTTCCTTGGGTAATAAACTTACATGGAATGGTTCTAGTTTATCGATAGACGGTAGTGTCACTATTGGTGGAACAGCTGGTAATGATCTTATAACGGGCGAAGAAGTAAATGCCAATGTTACAAGTATTACTGGTAACGTTATTACAACTGGAAGGGTTCAATCTTCAGGCGGTTCTTCTTATTTGGATATAGATAATGGAACTTTTGCGTTGGGCAATAAACTTACATGGAATGGAACTACCCTCGCTATCAGTGGAAACGTAACTGCCACTAGTGGATCAATAGGAGGAATATTAATTGAAGCAACAAAGATAAGTAAAGACTGGAGTTGGACTGGGGCTGGGGATGACTCTAGCGCCACTGGCATAGAGATAAACAGCAATGGTGTAGCAAAGTTCACACAAGTAAGTGCTCCTAGAGTTGGACTTGAACAAGAACTTGGAGCATATCTAACTTTTGGTAATCAAATAAGAGTTGTTATTTCTAACGCCACCACAAACCCAACTGGCGTTTTTACAGTAAGGAATATTAGATATTCAACTGATGAACCAACAGTGAATAATAGCCAATTAAAAGCTGGAGATATATGGTTGTCCTAGGATTAATATGGCTGTAAAGATGAGAAATAGCACCAACGGTGGTTGGCTCAATGTTGCGACTATAAAGATAAGAAACGCAGACAACAATGGCTGGCACACTGTTAATTCTGGAAGAATTTGGAATGGAGCTGGTTGGAATAAATTTTACCAAAGAATAACAACGACCGCTCCTACGGTTTCCGCAACCACAGTAACTACGAATGCCATAACATGGACAATCACCCAAGCATCAACTACTCAATTTGCAGAGTTTCCTTCTCAATTTCAATATTATACAGTTCGTCCAGATGGAACAAGAAATCCATTGACAGGATATAGTTATACTGATGCTAGAGTTGCATTTATATCTCTTACTGGATTATCGCAAAATCAAACAGCTAGTCTTTATTATAGATTAATGTATGAAGATGATACAGCTGGAGATAACAGTGACAATACTTATTACCCAGAAAATGAAACATATATTCTAGAAGAAACTACAACTGATTCGGTAACTGTGGAAAATCCAACAGTAACTGGAGCTGGATCAACCGCTCCAAATAAAGTAAGCTTTACAGTTGATTACCATTCAGCAGATAATTTTAATTGGGTTCTTACTAGAAATTCCGATGGTGAATCTGTTTCCAGTGCAACAAACGTAACAAATGGAACTTTAACCAATCTTACAGTTCCTTATCAAGATACTCAATATAAATTAGCTGTTACGGCAAATTATGAAACAGATTTTTCACCAAAAGAAACGACTTTTGCAGTCGGTTATCAAACAAGCGATGCAGTCACTACAGCTGCTGCAGTGATAACCACATCTGGAATAACATCAAATAGTATAACTTGGAATATTGATCTCCAAGGAGCAAACCGCTACGCATATTTTTTATTTAAGAATAACACCGGTACAGCAGATCCATTTGATTTATCTTCTACAGCAGCTTCAGTTACCACTAGTTCCTTATCATCAAATACATCTTATACATTAAGGGTTACCAGTTACTTTACCGATTATGGTTCCACTGCTACTGTAAATACTAGCAAAACTGCATCAACTGAGGTCTTTGTTCCAACAGCACCAACTATAACATTTAATACAAGAGGTTACAATTTTATTAAATGGAATATTACTTCATCAGGAACTACAGAATGGAAAACTGCAACGACTTTATCCGGATCTCAGACTGCTCCTTTTACTACCGTTCAAGGTTCTACAGTTGCAACTATAGCAGTGCCGATATCCACTGCTGTAACAACTTATCACATCAGCGCTAGAGTTTATGCTGCAACCGGAGAAGTATCAGCTTGGGCTACGGCTTCTGCAAACAAAGTTGCGTTTACAAACCCTTCAGTAACACTTGGTTCAGTAGGAAGTCTTCCTAATGGCAATCGAACATTGACATGGAATATAAACAAAGGCTCTGGAACAAATATTAGCTATGAAGTAAGAAGAGGTAGTACACTTTTAGATTCAGGAACAACAACCAGTGCTTCATACACTTATACTAATGCTTCGATGCCAGCTGGAACGTATACATTATATTATAGATCACGCATAGCTACAGTATTATCCAGTCCAGATTTTTGGGCACCAACTTATGCAGAAGGCACGTATGTAAACTGGCCCGGCATAGGACACACAATATCGTAATTTAAGGAAAAAATATGAACCAAGAAAACACAAATATATTGACACAAGCAGTGTCAGTTGTTAGATTTTTAAAACAACAACTTATAACTGGTCGTTCCGGATATGAGCTTAATGGCATTGTTTGTCCAACTCCACAAAGAATAAATGTGAATGTTGAAACTGGAGAGAGCTCCCTAAGTAAGGAATACGAGTACGGTGTTAAAACAAGCTTTAGTATAAAAGATGTTGATTTAAACGCGCTAGAAACAGTGCTGGAAACCATTAGAGATTATATAGACAAAGGAAATAACATAGATCAATTTATTAATAATATTCAAAAAGAAATGGATGATAAAATTATTAAAGATGATATAATTCAAGAAGAGCTTAGAGAATTTTTTGAGTTAGACGATCAAGAACAAGTTTAATTATGGTATACTAAGAAAATGTCTAAAGCAGAACAAAATAACCTTGAAATAAATACAGAACAAGATAATGATTCCAACTTAGATATTGGTCTTGTTATCTCAATTTTTCAAGAAAAACTTAGCACTTTGATGACCGAGTTGGTAATTAAAGAGGCTACAATTAAACATCAATCAAATATCATAAGAAAGTTAAAAGGACAATAATATGAGCGAAGTAACTGAAACAGTTGAACCAAAAACAGATTTTGTAGTTGAGATTAAGATCAGCGATAAGAATCTGTCTTACAAGAGTGACTTTACAGAAGCTGAGACAGTTTTCTGGCTTGAAGCTGTAAAAGATCTTATTATCAAGAAGACCTTTGAAGCCGCAGGAATATTAGAAAAACAATAAATTACAGCCTAGACAAATTGAGTCTACTATTAGATATAGGCTTAAATAAGGACGTACCATGGCAATTAGGGATTACCTACCATTTCAAACAGTAGATAAGGATCTTACCTTTTCTGATAAGGCTTTAGCACCAGAACAGGTAAAGGGTCTATCTAAGGCTATGAAGATAGCATCGCTTGCTCTTGGTTTTCAGGGTACCAATTATTACTTCAATAATAGAGCTACCTTTGAAAGACCGGCATATGACTTTGAAAGGCTAATGCAGGCTGTTGATACGGATTCTTACGTTAAGCAGGCTATGTCTAAGTATAAAGATCTTTTTTGGAAAGAGGGTTGGGAAATAGTTTCTGAAAACCCAGAAGCTATTTCTTATCTTCATCAAAGAATAGATTTCATGGAAATAGCAATGAAGAGACCATTTGTTGATTTCCTAATTGAAGTCTCAGATCAACTCTTCAAATTTTCGAACGCTTTTATTGTTAAAGCAAGAGGTGATTTGAATGAATATTTTCCAGATAAACTAGCACCTATGACTGGAGACCTTCCAGTAATAGGTTATTACCTAATTCCTACTGAACAGGTAAGAATATTTAGGGATAAGCACAACAGACCTAAATCATATAGACAAGAGACAGACCCGCTTACCTATATGCCACTTGAGGGAAATCCAGTTTGGACTGCAGAAAAAGTAATTCATCTTCACTTTGATAGAAAAACTGGTAGAGCATTTGGTACTCCATTTTTGATCAATGTGCTTGATGACGTTATTGCTCTTCGTCAAATTGAAGAAGATATTCAGAATCTTGTTCACAGAGAATTATTTCCACTCTATAAATATAAGATTGGAACCGCAGAGCAACCAGCTGAGCCAGAAGAGATTGAGCAAGCAGCTATAGAAATAGAAAATTTAAGAGCTGAAGGTGGTTTGATTCTTCCGTTCAGACATGATGTGGAAGTCATTGGATCACAAGGATCTGCTCTTGATGCAAGCCAGTACTTAAATCACTTTAAAGAACGTGTTGCAATTGGATTGGGTGTTGCGCCTCATCATCTTGGAATGTCAATGAATGGTGGCAACAGATCTGTTACTGAAAGATTAGACGTTGCACTTTATGACAGAATTAAGCAGATGCAGAAGCTGTTTTCGGAGATGGTAAGATTAACTATATTTAATGAATTATTATTTGAAGGTGGCTTTGATCCAATCTCTAATCCAATGGAAACTGGAAATTCAGATAGGTGCTACTTTAAGTTTAAAGAAATAGATGTTGATACGCAAGTTAAAAAAGAAAATCACGTCATTCAAAAATATGTATCCAACTTAATTACCTTAGATGAAGCTCGCATAGAATTAGGATATGATTCCGACATTGACATGAATAAGACACATGCATCAATACAAAGCGATATTCAAGTCGACGCAACTAATGCAACTGCCCAAGCTCAAGCTAAGGCACAAGGGACAGGTAAAGCACCTGAACCAAAAACATCTGATGGTCAAAAATCTGCTGGACCAGGGCAGAAGAATACACCAAACAATAAAAGAGGCGTTGGTAACGCTATGAGGCCAATGAATCAAAATGGAAGAAAAACTTCTCCGGACATTAAAAGATATGATAATAATTTTCTATCAGTAATTGAATCTCTGTTGGATAGCGAGTATACTGTTATAGAATCAGACGTTGAAAAGGATAAGAATGATGTTTAATGTAAATGATAAGATCACAAGTAGCGATAACACAGAAGCAGATGCTCTTTTAGTATTTAGAAAAGCAGTTAGCAATGGTCAGACTAGATTAGCCCTTGAGGCTTTGGTGGATGTTATCGATTCTATAGTTGAATTTCTTACTTCAGAACCTGAAGAAGAAACAGTAGAACAAGTCGTACCAGCTGCACCAGCAGTGAATGTTAACGCTGTTGAAATCAAAGAAGAAAAGATTGAAGCAACAAGCACAGAAGTTAGCACACCTACTAAGAAGAGTGTGAAAGAAACAACAAAATCTATTTCAGAGTAGTTTATGATTGAACTAGTGATTGGTTGTCCAATCTATCAAAGAGATTGGATATTTCCTTATTGGATTTCTTGTATAGAAAATCAGAATATTGATTTTTCAAAAACTGCTTTTATATTTGAAGCATCTCCAGATGATGAAAAAACCATAGAGATGTTAGTTAAGTATAGGAATGCAAGACCAGATATACCAGAGTTTATTCTAGATATAAAACAAGACATTCCTCATTTTTCTCACGATGAAGGAACAAGAACTTGGAGTATATCTAAGTATCAAAATATGGTTAATTTAAGAAATTCTCTTTTGTCAAAAGTCAGAGATATTAATCCAAACTATTTTTTTAGCTTAGATTCTGACATACTATTAACTAATGAAAATACGATTCAATTACTAGTTGCACACGTAAACTCTGGCGCAGATGCGGTGAGTCCATTAATGTTTATGACTCCAACAAATATAATGTATCCAAGTGTAATGAACTGGATAAAAGAACCTGGTGGTCAAGCTTATCGTAAAGAAAAATATCCACTTGGTGAGTATTTTCAGTCAGATGTTATTATGGCAGCAAAAATGATGTCAAGAGACGTATATAAGAATGTTGACTATTCACTCCATACACAGGGTGAAGATTTGGGCTGGTCTGGAAACGCAGCAAAAATGGGCTATAAGCTTTACTCAGCATCTTACCTTTATGCTCCACACATAATGCATAAGCGAATGATGCAAGATTTTCTCTCAAATGGAGATTCTAGGGGTAATTTTTTTGCAACAGCATAAAAGTATGATATCTTTATATAAGATTGTTTAATCTTATAAAAGTTAATTTACTATTGATAATACATTAAAATAAACGGAGCGTTAAAATGGCATTTGATTTTGTTGAAAGTTTCACACTTCAACTTCCTGACCTATCAGGATTGGAAAATGATTTTTCCGAATCATTCAGTAAGAACCACGGTCTCATTATAGAGGTGGCTGCCATACATGAACGGACTAACTGCTAATTATAATAACTACTCAGCAGCAGAATTAGAAAAGGCTCTTCAATCATGGGTTGAGCCATACCCTAAGCCTATTATTTTAAATCACGATTTAAACTCTGAGCCAATTGGCAGAATCATTGCTGCTAAGATGGACAAAGAGCAAGACGGTGCACCATATGTAAGATTGCAGGTAGCAATCACAGATCCATTGGCTGCTCAGAAGATCTCAGATAAGAGATACCTGACTGGATCAGTTGGTGGAAGAGCCGGCAAAGCAGTCTGCTCAATTTCAGGTGAAGACCTAGCTGCTGAATCAGCAGACGGCAGACCAAAGACAGCTAAATTTAAGCGTGGTCAAGTTTATAAGGGTAAACTTGCTTTCGTTGATATGCAAGACATTTCTTTTAAAGAATACTCATTTGTTAACCAACCAGCGGATCAAAGGTCTAGTGTAAGAGCTTCTAAAGCTATTGATGGATCAACTGTTGTAACTGATTCAGAAAATTGGACAGCAAAAAGCACAGCCTTTATTTTACATATGGATAAAGAAGATATAACCACTGTGGAAGAGAATGAGTCTATTTTAAAGGGTATGAAGAAAAAAGAGTCTAGACCACTTTATCTTCATGTTAAAGGAGCTTTTCTTACGGCTTTGGCCTTTCAAGAAAGTGAAACTGCAAAGGCTGATAATACTGCGTTACTATCAGAAAAGAATATTATTGACGAGGAGAATGTTGAAATGGACGAAATCGTTAAAGGTGATGATGTTTTGGCTACTGTCGAAAATCTAAGCCAAGACCTGTCAGCAATTGCTACAGCACCGAAAGAAGAATCAGAAGAAACTCCTTCACAAGAAGAAGCTTCTGTAAATGTAGAATCAAAAAATGTAGATCTTATATCTGTGTTATCAGATGCTCTTCAAGAAGCAAAAGAAGCTGGTGAACAATCTATAGTGGATGTTCTTACTTCGAAGATTGAAAAGCTAAAGAAAGCACAAGAAGATGAATCATTAGTTGAGGCGCCAGCTGCAGAAAATGCAGAGCAGTCTCCTACTGAGGAAAAAGAATCTGAAGGAGAAAAAGTGGAAACAGAAGAACAAGGCAAAGAAGAAGTAGTTAATTCTGAAAACGCCGAGTCCTCCCCAGAAAGCGAAACACAAGAAGAGTCAGACTCAGAGCTCACAGGCAGTACTCATGCTGATGAGCAAAATGACAATGACGATAAACTTCAAGTGCTTCAACAAGAAAATGCAAAGCTCAGAGAGGCACTACATCGCACTTTGGCCGAAAGAGTAGTTGATACTAAAATTTCATTAGGAGTAGAACCAATTGAAGAAAGAGAAAACTTGATCCAAGATCATGCAACTCGTTCAGCAGGTTCTTTGGCTGATTCCCTTAGGGATTTGGCTAAGCTTCCAGTAGCTAAGAAGAATATTCAAAAGCTAAATGTGGAATCCGTAATAGATGGTTGCATTGTTTCTGAAAAAGAAAACAATGTCATTGTTGAAGACGAAGAAGTGTCAACTGCACCAGAAGAAAAAGTGAATACAGTTGAAGAACTGTTTGTTGATACTCTCATGGGCCGTCGCAAACTTTAAAACAAATATATACAAATAAGGAGATATTAAAATGTCATTAGCAAAATTTCGTAAAGTAGGTACCAAAACGGGTGCTGGTCGTTTCGTTGTTTCGGAAGGTATTGCACCATCCGCATACATCCTGCCATCAGTCGCCCTTCCAACTTGGTACTCAGATTCAGAAGATGATCGTTTTGAAATTGTTATTCCAAAGGGAACAATCCTTTCGGTAGTAACAGATTCAAGTGGTGATTCACGTTTCGTTCCAGCTAACGGTAGCGCCTCTTCAATAACTTGGGGAGACACAATTTCAGGTTGGGACCCACTTGCAGCAGCAACACCAGTTGCTGGCGCATCTGGAGATACACAAGCAGTTGCTGCACGTTCAGTGCCAGTTGGTTGTGCACAGTACGATCTCTACAGACCATTTGACAAGGGCACATCGCAAGGTGCAGGCTTTATCGTTAGAGGTTATGTCGAGTATCCAATGGTCACAGGTGTTAACGCAGATCTCGTAGCAGGTAGTTTAGTTGCTCCAGACTTCATGGGTCGTCCAAGACTCTTGTCGCAAGCTGATGCAGCTAGTTACCCACACTTGATGGTAGGTAAGGTTATTGAAGTCGAGAAGTTTGCTACAAACTTTGATGACGGATTGCTTTCCTACATGCAGCTTCCATCGGATCCAGGTGCGCTCAAGACAGTTTATGAGCTCACAAGATCAGGCTCGTTCTCCGGTAAACTCGGTATCCGTGCAAACCTAGATGTTACGAATGTTATTGGTGCTTTCCGCGTCAATTTAACACTCTAATAAAAAAAAGAAAATAAAAAAAGAAATAATTAAACAGGAGGAAATATCCTAGATGAGTAAGACAATCCAAGAACTCCTCTCGGGTCTCCCAGCTTGGGAAGCCGCATTTGCTGAAGATGGTTACATCGACACAGATAACAGAGTTACAATCAAGGAAGCATTCGGTTCGTCAGACGCAGCCGCTTTGTTTCCTAAAGTAATTTCTCGTACTCTGCGCGAAGCAGCCGAACCACAGCTTTTGGTAACCCCGCTTCTTTCTACAGTACGCCTTGGTAAGGGTCGTTCTTTGGAATTTCCAGCGGTAAACGCAATTCAAGCTGCTGAGATCCCAGAAGGACAAGAATACCCAGAACAAGCTCTCGCATTTGCTAAGCAAATCGAGGGTAAGGTGTCGAAGAAGGGCGTTAAGCTGGCTTTCACAGAGGAAGTTATTGCCGATTCTCTTTGGGACATCGTAGGCCTCCATGTACGTGCCGCAGGCCGTGCAATGGCACGTTTGAAAGAGCAAATTGCTCTTAGTCGTTTTAAGGATGCAGCTACAATTGTATTCGACAACGACAGTGGCAGCTATGACGATACAACAGGTCGTGGGATTGATGGTGCTTACAACAGCACTGTTACCTGGGACGATGTTGTCGACATGGCAGCTGTTCTAATGGCCGAAAACCATATACCAACAGACTTCATTCTTCACCCACTGATGTGGTCGGTCTTCCTCAAGGACTCGATCTTCCACATGGGCGGCGCTGCATCAGCTGTTAATACCAGCTGGGGCTACCGTCCACAGTCGAAGGATGGCGCAGTTAACGCAACAGCCCCTATGGGTTTGAACGTGTTAGTGTCACCATTTGTTAGCTTCACAGCTAAGAGCGGTGCAACATTAGCTAAGTCAGACCTGTTCCTCATTGATCGTAATGAGGTTGGCAGTCTTCTCGTCAAGGATGACATGAGCACAGATCAATTTGATGATCCGTCACGTGACATTCGTTCGATGAAGATGAAAGAGCGTTACGACATCGTAATGCTTGGTGACGGTGAAGGTATCACAGTTGCTAAGAACGTTAGACTTGCCCGTAACTACGAAGTACAAGTTACTAACGAAATGTAATAGAACCTTAGGACTGTTATAGTTACGACACAGTCTTAGAAAGTAGGGGGCAGCGAAAGCTGCCCCTTATTTTTTTGCACCACCCCCATTACTAGTTAAGTATAAGTCTTTTCCTGAGGAGATAAATCGTGCCATTAAATTTAATAGATTATGCCTCAGTGGGTGTCGATAAAGTAAAAATTAAATTTGGCAGAACAGTAAAAATTAGTTCTATAACAAATAATAAATTTATTGTTCAAACATCAGCCGCAACACCTACCCTTGTGTCTAATCCTTTTAAGGATATTAACTCATTGGCTGACTACAATACAATATCTAGAACCCTAACTCTTTACTGGGATAAGGTCCTTGTTTCTGGTCAAGAATACTACCTAAGAGTAGTAGGCATATTAGACTCTGCAAATGAAGTTGTAGCAGAAGAGTATATAAAATTTACAAAACAAGATGCAGCTACGCCTTCTGGTTTTTCAACTTCTGTTGTTCCGGTGATGGAGGAAATTTTAGTAGAAGATAATTCAATCTTAACCGAAGCCTACAGTAGTTATCAAATTATAGCTAAAAATCCAGAATTCTATATTGATTCTGTTGAGCCAAAAAATGGATCTTTTTACATAGCAAATGATAACAATGATGGAAGAGTCACTATTACCTTTAATGCTCGTCCAGCTTCTAACTTTTTATCTACTAAGTATTTTAAGGCTCAAAGAAAAAAGATTCAGAAGTCACCGTCTCGTTGGGAGAATGTTGAGACGGTTACTCAAATGCATTCTTGGAAACCTGAAATCTACATAGACTTTCCTTCATTGCTAGATGCAACACCATCATATTATACTAACAATAAAGATTATTTTGAAAAAGGTTATAAGTATAGAATAACAGTTTCAAAAGATGTGGGTATATAATATGGCTAATTTTGTATATAAAAAAGCAAAAGAATCCATGTTGAGTGGTGAAATAAACCTATCAGCAAATAGTCTTAAAGTTGCTTTTGTAGATACTTCTTTATATACCCCAAATCAAAATTCTGATGAATTCCTTTCAATCATACCAACGGCAGCAAAAAAATATAGAAGTGCAGCATTAACTAATGTGTCTAATGATTTAGGGGTCTTGGACGCAGATGACTTAACTATTTTTTATGATGGAGCAGCATTTAATGCAGTTGTCTTTTACCAGTATGGTACAGCTGATTCCGATTCAAGGTTAATAGCTTTTATAGATGATTCTGAAGGCCTACCTTTTTCTGGCACCGCAGAGCCCTCGTCAATGGCGTTACAATGGAATAATACTTCAACAAAAATTATTAGCCTATAGGAAGATATATGACAACAAATTATCCAAATCAATTAGATGTTTTGATAAATCCAACAGCAAATGATAAGCTCAATTCAAACACAGTACCACACCATCAACAGCATGCCAACCTAAACGACGCTGTAGAGGCCTTGCAGACCACTCTGGGGCTTAATCCAGCTGGTTCTCATCTTACTGTTAAAGATAGAATAATAGAAGTAGAGTCAAACATTAGCAGTTTAAATGGCATAGGAGATGTTACTATAAGCAATGTTGGAACTAAGGATGTTTTAATTTATAATGGGTCTCAATGGGTCAATAAGTCTGTTGAATCGCTGAGTAATAACAGCGCAGAACTTAGTATTAATGGAGGAAATTTTTAAATGGCTAATATATTAAGAATCAAAAGAAGAATACACTTTATTATGGTTATGGAGACGACGGCACTGGCACTGCAAATACAGTTCCAGCCATTGCCGGTGTTGGCGCATTTGTTTCTTTGGGAACCGTTCAAACAATAACTGGTAACAAAACATTTAGCGGTACAACAATTGTCGCAACACCAACTGCAAACAACCATGCTGCAACAAAACTATATGTTGATGGAAGCATATCTGGTGTAAATAATACAATTGCAAACATAGCTACATCATTTACTGTAGCTGGAGATTCTGGATCTAATCAAACGATTACAAGCGGATCTGATACATTAACGATTGCTGGTGGCACGGGATTGACTTCAGTTGCAGGAGCTACTGATACTATAACCTTAAATCTTGATAGCACGACTGTTACAAGTGGCTCTTACGGAGGCGCAGGTACCGTTGGAACATTTACTGTCGATGCCCAAGGTCGTTTAACGGCAGCAGGAAATACATCAATCTCAATAACAGCAAGTCAAGTTTCAGATTTTAACGAAGCATCGCAAGACGCTTATGGCACATTGGTATCTGGTGGTTCACAATCTGGAATTACAGTTACCTACGATGACGCAAACGCAAAGGTCGATTTTTCTGTAGCCGCACAATCATTTACAGCAGCAGCAGATGGTGGATCAAGTCAAACAATTACAGCTGGTGATACCTTTACAATTTCTGGCGGAACTGGTTTAACATCTGCTGCAACGACAGATACAATTACATTAAATCTTGACAGTACAGCTGTAACAGCTGGCTCATACGGTAATGCAAGTACGGTTCCAAATTACACAGTTGATGCACAAGGTCGTCTAACAGCTGCTGCTAATACTGCAATCTCAATTGCATCAACAGCAGTTACAGATTTTGCCGAAGCCGCTCAAGATGCTTTTGGAACATTAGTAACTAATGGCACACAAGATGGAATCACAGTTACTTACGACGATGCAAATGCAAAAGTTAACTACTCGGTAACAAAATCAAGCGTTGGTCTTGGAAACGTAGATAACACATCTGATGCAAGTAAACCAATTTCTACCGCAACCCAGACTGCACTTGATCTAAAAGCACCACTTGCAAGTCCAACTTTTACAGGAACTGTAGTACTGCCAAACAGCACAATATCGACTTCAATGATGGTCGATGCAGCAATCACTACGGGAAAAATTGATGATAGAGCAGTTACTGCAAACAAAATTGCTAACACAACTGTTTCAGCTGGTGGTTATGGTGGTGCGGGTACTGTTGGAACATTCACAGTTGACGCACAGGGTCGTTTAACGGCTGCTGGAAATACAGCAATTTCAATTACTGGATCACAAATTAGCGACTTAACAACCGCTGCAGTTACATCAATAACCGGTACCTCAAATGAGGTTACTGTTTCTGGTACTGGAACTGGTCCTTACACTGGAGTAATCACAATTGGTCTTCCAGATGATGTAACAATTGGAAACACTCTTACAGTAACTGGGGACTTAATAGTTCAGGGAAACACTACAACTCTCAATACTGGAACATTAGTTGTTGAAGATAAGAATATAGTTCTTGCTAATGTTGCAACACCATCTGATATAACTGCTGACGGTGCTGGTATTACAATTCTCGGTGCAACAGATAAGACGCTTACCTGGGTTGATGCAACAGATGCATGGACTTCATCAGAGAATATGAATTTAGTTTCTGGTAAAGTTTATGAAATTAACGGAACATCGGTGTTAAGTAATACAACACTTGGTTCTGGTGTAGTCACTTCAAGCTTGACTTCAGTTGGAACAATAGCAACAGGTGCATGGCAAGGAACTGCTGTAGCAATTGCTTACGGTGGTACTGGTTCAACAACTGCTGATAGCGCAAGAACTGCATTAGGTCTAGCAATTGGCTCAAATGTACAAGCTTATAGCTCAATATTAGCAAACGTTGCTGCTGGAACATATTCTGGTGATGATGACATTGTAACAGTTGGAACAATTACAACTGGAACATGGAGTGGTACAGTCATTGCTTCTGGCAAGGGTGGTACTGGATTTTCAACTTATGCAACTGGAGATATAGTTTACGCTAGTGCAACAAACACATTATCTAAATTATCAATAGGTACTAGTGATCAATTCTTAAAAGTTGTAGCAGGAGTACCTGCATGGAGTGACACAGTAGACGGTGGAACTTTCTAAATAAAGGAAAGGTTTTATAGTGGCTAATCCAAGTATTACTAGTAGCCAAATAGCCATTGATCCTAGCTCTGGAGTATTCTTCTTCAAAGATAGCAATGGTGCATTAGTTAGTTCATCTTTAAATTTACTTCAAACTTCAAATACTCAAATAACAACAGAGGATAGTGTTCAGGTTTCTGGAAATTTAGTAGTTTCTGGAAATCTTACCGTTAATGGCACTACTGTTACAGTAAATGCAGAATCAATTTTTGTTGAAGATAAAAACATTGAACTTGCTAATGTATCCTCACCATCTAACATAACAGCAGATGGTGGTGGAATAACACTAAAAGGAGCTACGGATAAAACCTTCAACTGGAGTAATAGCACTGGATCTTGGACTTCTTCCGAAAATATAGATCTTGCTTCAGGAAAAGTAATTAAGATCAATGGAACAGAAGTATTATCAGCAAATGCATATACTGGTTCAGCAGCAAAATGGACTAATTCCAGATTAATCACTTTAGGTGGTGACTTATCTGGAAACGTTTCGATAGATGGTTCTGCTAATGTAACTCTTACTGCAACTATAGTTGCTAATTCTGTAGCTTTAGGTACTGACACAACTGGTGATTATGTTGCTTCTTTAGTTGCTGGAACAGGAATTTCTTTAGCTAATAACTCTGGAGAAACTACCACTCCAACGATAACACTGAATGCAGTAATAAATGATCTAACAGATGTTACCTTAACCACTCCAGCCAATGGTGACTTCTTTAGATATAACGGATCTGCCTGGATTAGTAATACTGTTACCCTAGCTACACTGAATGCATCAATCGATGATTTAACAGATGTTACTCTTAGCAACGTAGCCAATGGTGATTTTTTTAGATATAATGGATCTGTTTGGATTAATGATGCTATTAATTTATCTACAGATACGATTGGTGATTATGTAGATCACCTCAGCGCTGGTACTGGTATAATAATTACGAACAATTCCGGTGAAGCTTCAGTCCCAACTATCTCAATTCCTCAATCAGTTGCCACTAATGCAAACGTTGCCTTCAACCAAGTAACGGCTGCTTTGGTAGGCAATGTCACAGGTAATGTAACTGGAAATGTAACTGGTAATATCACAGGAGATGTAACTGGTAATTTAACTGGTAATGTCACAGGTAATGTAACTGGAAATAGCAATGGAGTACACACTGGGAACGTAACCGGCACAGCAAGCAATGCATTAGTCTGGACTAATCAAAGAAAAATTATCTTAGATGGTGACGTAACTGGTGATGTTTGGATAGACGGTAGTGCAAACGTAACCATAACAACAACAATTGCCTCTAATTCCGTAGCACTTGGCGCAGACACAACAGGTCAGTATGTGGCAAACTTAGTTTCTGGCACCGGTATAACAATAACTGATAATTCTGGTGAAGGAATGACGCCAGTTATTAAAGTAGCAGACTCTTATACTACAAACATGGTTTCCAATATAGCAAACTCGGCGTCAAGCGTAAGCGCTTATGCTGATACAGTTGGGAATACAGCCTATTCAAATGCCGTAACGTATATTAATAATAGAACATTAGACGACTTATCTGGCGTCACTCTTTCAAATGCTACAGCAAATAATGTTTTATTACATAATGGTTCAGCTTGGATAAACAGCGCTTTTAATACGGCTAAACTTTCAGACGTTCTTACCAATAATGTTCTAAATGGGCAAGTTCTTATATGGGATAGTGGTTTAGGAAAATGGATAAATAGTATTCTTCCTGAACAACCTGAAGGAACAACAATTTCTGTTACTCGAGGTAATGGTACAAATACTGACTTTACAATTTATCATGGCTTTAATACAGCAGATGTTGTAGTGACAATAAGAAGTAATGCAACACATGAAGTTATACAAGCTAGATGGAGTACCACTAATTCACTAGGTGCTTATTCAGAGGACTATGTAACTGTAAACTTTGAAACTCCACCAGATCAAGACGAAATGCAAATTGTCATCTATGCTGCAATTCAAAGTACTGCCGTTGTAATCTCTGGTAGATTAGATAACTTGTCTGGTGACGTAATGTTAGGTTCCGTAAGTAGTGGAGACGCACTATTGTACAACGGAAGTAAATGGATAAATAGAAAACTTGATCTAACAACAGACATGGATGACGTAGTTATTAGCGGAAATGCTACAGGACAATTCTTAAAGTTTGATGGAACCAATTGGATAAATGCTAATATACCAACAATTAATACCTTAGACGATATAGGTAATGTTTCTGCCGCAACTCCATCAAGTGGGCAATTCTTAAAGTGGAACGGTACCGCTTGGGTAGCTGAAACCATTATTGGTGGCGCAACTATCTCTGATACAGCCCCAGTATCACCATTGGCTGGTCAACTCTGGTATGAGTCTGATACTGGAAAAACTTTTGTTTATTATGACTCATTTTGGGTTGAAATAGTTGGCGGAGCTGGTGCTCAGGGTGAAACTGGTGCCACAGGACCAACTGGTGCCACAGGACCAACTGGTGCCACAGGACCAACTGGTGCCACAGGACCAACTGGTGCCACAGGACCAACTGGTGCCACAGGACCAACTGGTGCCACAGGACCAACTGGACCTGTTGTTGCGTTAGATGGTCTTCTTGATGTCTCTGCGGCAACACCATCAACTGGGGATTTTCTTAAGTGGAGCGGAACTGCTTGGGTCAATGATGTTATTGATTTAGGTACAGACACAACTGGTTCATATGTAACATCATTGGTTGCTGGAACGGGTGTGATCCTTTCTAATAACTCTGGTGAGGGAGCAACACCAACGATTGCTGTTAATACAAGTGTGATTCAGACACGAGTCACCAACGTCACAGACACAGAAATTGGTTATCTAGATGGTGTCACTTCCGCTATTCAAACACAGATCGATACTAAGGCACCTTTGGCTAGCCCAGACTTAACCGGAACACCAACTGCACCAACTGCTGCCCCTGGAACGAATAACACTCAAATTGCTACAACTGCTTATACAGATGCGGCAGTAGCGGCAATTGTAGATTCTGCCCCAGCAACATTGAACACACTCGATGAACTAGCCGCAGCGCTTGGAGATGACACAAACTTTGCTACTACGACAGCGACTGCTATTGGGCTAAAAGCACCTCTTGATAGTCCAACTTTTACTGGTACTCCGACACTTCCAACAGGAACAATTGCGACTACACAGTCGGCTGGAAATAACACTACGGCAGTAGCGACAACAGCATTTGTTACCGCGGCAATTACAACTCCCAAAATCTATGTTGCAAAGTACACAACAAACGGAAGCGGAACATGGACTTGTCCTGCTGGTGTCACACAAATAAAACTGACACTTATTGGTGCAGGCGGGGCAGGCGGTATTGCTCAGGCAACGGCAACATCTAAACTAAACTCAGCAGTTAGCAGTATTGCTGCTCCTGAAGGAACTGCTGGCTCAACAACTTTTGTTGTTAGTGGGACAACATACACGGCTCTTGGTGGAACAGTAGGACAGTCCCACGAACAGACTGTTAATGACAGTTATTTCCAGGATGGAAGAGTGTCTGGAGGTAGTGGCTCTACTTCGTCAGAACTTACTGCAGAAAATAGGTACCCTGGCTCTGGAGGCGTTGGAGGAAAAACAACTGCTTATGCATCGACACTGTATGAATTGCTTTCAGGCGACTTTTTCCAATCTAGAGTTGAAACTAAAGCACAGTCAAGCCGTGGGCAAGATGGGGTAATAGAGGTTTTTCAAGTTACTGTTGTTCCATCAAACGTCTATTCATTTACTGTTGGAACAGCAGCAGGATACACAGGCACTACTTACCCCATGATGGGTTCAAATGGCGCTGTAATCATAGAATACGTGGTTTAAGGAGACATCATGGAATATACATACGAAGTTGACGACCAAAACAAAGTCACCATTACACAGACAGGAATCGTTAGGGGGAGTACTCTTCGCAATACCATAATTCAACCCGATTCCCCAAGTGGCGGTGCGCCCTGGACAAAAGAAGAAGCCGAACAATGGGCAGAAACGACCATCCAAGCCATGAAAGACAACAACGACACTTTTTCCACTCTAAATAATAATTTGGAAGCATAACAGTTATGGCTATTAACTTCCCAGACTCCCCAACAAACGGTGAAACCTATACCGTAGGTTCTTTTACTTGGCAATTCAATGGTGAAAAATGGATTGGTGCAAACAACATTACCTTAGATGGCTTGTCGAATGTTTCTGCGGCAACTCCATCAAGTGGTGAAGTTCTTCAATGGAATGGTACTGCTTGGGTTCCATCATCAGTCGTTGGTCCAACTGGTGCTACAGGTGCCACTGGAGCAACTGGCGATACGGGGGCAACTGGCGATACAGGTGCTCCTGGTGCGCCTGGTGCCGATGGTGCCGATGGTGAAAACGGTATAAACGGTATAAACGGTGCTGCAGGTGCTGCAGGTGCTCCAGGTGCAGATGGTGCAGATGGTGCAGATGGTGCAACGGGACCAGAAGGACCTCCAGGACCTATTGTTGGATTAGATGGTCTTCTTGATGTCTCTGCGGCAACACCATCATCTGGAGATTTCCTTAAATGGAATGGAACCGCTTGGGTTAATGACGCCAGTCTACCAATTTTGGCTGCTACTTCTGTCACTGTTGATGCGAGTAATAATACAAGCATTTTTATTACCGGTTTAACAATTGACCAAAACGGCAGAGTTACTGGGTATAACGCAGGAAACCACGTATACGCTTCAGAGTCAGTTGCTGGAGTTGTTCGAATTGATGAAAACAGCATGTATATGGATGCTGGTGCCTTGATGGTTAAAGCAGGAGGAATAAACGACAATAAGGTCAGTGCCTCGGCAAACATTGCTTATTCTAAATTATCATTAAGTAACTCTATTACTACAACTGACTTAGTATCTGGTCCAGCTAGGGCAGGATTTAATTCTACCCTGAACGCACAAACTACAAGCTATACTTTACAAAGTACAGATTTAGCTAAACTAGTAACAATTGAGTCTAATTCTGATACAACAGTAACTGTATCTAATATTTTATCAGCTGGAGATAGAATAGATCTTTTAAGAGCTGGCACTGGAGAAGTAACAATAGCTGGATCTTCAGTTACCGTAAATGGAACTCCTGGATATCGTTTGCGTGCTCGATGGTCAGGTGCTACACTAGTTAAGTTAGCTGCTAACACTTGGGTAGTAATGGGCGATCTAAAGGTTTAATTTTATGACAATTCCAGTGGGCAGCTCAGGTCGGAGCCAGAAAATTTATAAAGCCTACAATAGCAAAAGGCACATCTGCTACCAATGCCAACACTATAATAACTAACGCTGGTTTTACAGTTGGAAATGTAACTAGCTATAATAGATTAGAAGCTGATCCTATATTAGATCTTCTAAATACGGTAGATACAACAATAACAGGTGGAGAAGTTATCCTACTAGGATCTTCTATTGATTATGCAATTACTTCTCCTTATTTTCCACCTTTCTTCCCACCATTTTTCCCTCCTTATTTCCCACCATTCTTCCCACCGTTCTTTGATCCATGTGCTGGTTGTCCGGCGTTTGATACTTTTGTTCGTCTAGCGTGTGATGGGCAAGTGCTCCAGGGCTGGTATGCCAATGGATGTTGTGGGGAGTATTTAAGAGATACGGCATATGTAGATGGTTGGTGCGGTTACGTAAATTGTGCTACTCATGCTTGTCCGAGCGTTTCTCCACAATGGAATTTTGTTACTCCTTATGACGGTGGCAACGGTTGGATAAATGGAACTTACAACGACCAACCTTGCGCTCCGCACTGTACAAACGCCGGATATGGCAACAGTTATTGTGCGGGTGGAGAAGGCCATGTCTCTAGATGGATAGCATATAATGACGGAACATCATGTTGTGCATTCAACCTATTCATATTCTGTTATTAAAATGGAAAATTCTTTACACTATTGTGATAGAATATTCATAATGAATAAATCAATTTATAGATAGGAAGAAAAATGAGTCAAATACCGAATCAACCATACCCACATGATGAGCCAGATAATCATATTTGGATCGCCTTTGTTATAGATGGTGAAGTAGCGGTCAAGGTTCCGTTTCCAGTAGTTCATGAGCATCTTTGCGCAGTGCTAGCGTCAGACCCTAAGCTTATTGTATTGTCAGGTGAAGACCGCACAAAGGTAATGGGCGGTTGGACATATGACGGTACAAGCTTTATTGGACCAACTGCTTAAGGAAATACAGTGACTCCTTGGCAAGAATATAAAAAGAAACTTGGAACAACACGTCCATGGGATGTGCTTAATCCAAATGTCGAACACGCCTCGGAAGAGGAATCGGTAAGACGAATGGACATCTGCAATGATTGCGATAGGCTAATTCCCGTAACTCACCAGTGTAAAGAATGTGGTTGTTTTATGAAGATGAAAGTTAAGCTAAAAGCAGCGACATGTCCATTAGGTAAATGGTAAATGTATTGAATGAAAAAATATTTATTGCAATTGCAGCTTTTAGAGAAGAAGATCTTTTAAACACTATAAAAAGCATATATAACGAAGCAGAAAAGCCTGAAAATGTATATGTTGGTATTTGTAATCAAAGATTAGATGATAATTTTGAAGATTTTTCTTCATTTCCAAATGTAAGAACGGCAAATTTAACATTTTTATATGGTCTTGGGTTGGGCCTAGCTTGGTTAATTGCATCATGGCTTATGTTAGATGAGCATTATGTTATGCGAGTTGATGGTCATATGAGATTTAAGAAAGATTGGGATAAAAAATTAAAGTATTATCATAATTTAATATCTGAAACATATTGTCATAAAATAATTATATCTGGAAGAACTCCATGGTTTGAAAAAAATTATGAAGGAGTAGAGACTTATCATTCAGCTGATCCATATCCATGGACTATGTGGGCTGAATGTATTGCAAATTACGCAGATGCTGAATTTAAAAATAAAATAGATAATCTTATAAAAGAGCAAACTAATCCTTGGAATCGGAAAAGAGTATATAGAAACACATTTTGTATCTGGACACTTCATTTTTAGCACAAGTGATTTTTACAAAGAAATTATTCCAGATCCAAGAATATCTTTTTTTGGCGAAGAGTTTACAACAGGTCTTAGAGCTTGGACAAATGGTTTTAGAATATTCTGTCTTAAAGAAAATGTTTTATGGCACTTAGGTAAAACTGAAGAATATTTTGAAGGTATAGGTAAGGATAATTGGAGAAATCCAATTAATCTAAAAATAGAATCAAGCAATTTAAATAATTATAAAGATTATCATAACCATACTAATCCAATCAATCTAAAAATAGGATCAGGCAATTTAAATAATTATAAAAATTATCATAACCATATTTTAAAAGGTTTAGAATATGGTCCGTTAGCCGCTAAAGATGAAGAAAGCTATACTGAGTATTTAAAGGCAATTGGATTTGATTACAGGACTGGAAAAGAATTCAAATAACCACATAAAGCTAAAACTAGCGACATGTCGATTAGGTAAATGGTAAATTTAATATAATTAAAAACAAATTCTTGTTACTATATCCACATAGTCTAAAGGATTAAAATGGCCAATACAATTACCCTTAAGAAATCAGCAACGCCTTCACAGGCTCCATCAACGTTGGCTGACGGCGAAATTGCGATTAACTACGCTGATGGTAAGCTGTTTTATAAAAATTCTTCAAACTCTATAATCCGGAGCAGCTTTAATATCTTCGATTGCAGGAACCGCTAATCAGGTCACCGTAACAGCTAATGCCACAACGAAAGCCTATACGCTATCCTTGCCTTCAACGGTCAATGTTGCCAACATTCAAGCTACAACACTAACTGTAGATTCTATAGAAATAGATCCAACAGGTGCCTCAGTAAACCAAGTCCTTAAATTTGATGGCACTAAATTCATACCTTCCTTAGAAGGCAACATTACCGGGACTATACATACTGACACTATAGGCGATGGAACAAATTCAAGCTATACAATTACACATGGACTTGGAACAAGAAATGTTGTAGTTGTAATTAGAAATGCAGCTTCACCATACGAAGTAATTCAAGCTCGTTGGGAAGCTACAACTACAAGCACAATCACAGTTGATTTTAGTTCTCCCGTTACTTCTGACTCTATCGTTGTTTCAGTATATGCTACGGTAGCAGGAAGCCCAATACTTTCATACAAAGAAACTATCGGCAATAGTACAGATTCCACTTACGTAATAACACATGCCTTAAATACAAGAGACATTGTTATTTCCATAAGGAATGCAGACTCCCCCTATGAATCGATAAATGCCAGATGGGAAGCTACAACAGTAAATACGGTAACATTTGATTTTTCTGCACCATTGGCCAATAATTCCGTTAGGGTAGGTATTGTTTCCATATAGGCGTTCAAAACTTGACAACTAACTACATCTAGGCTAATATTTTTATATGCCTGTAGAAGAACAACCAATTAATATTACAATATCTAAAGAACAACTTGAAAGCTGGCACATTTTCTTCGCCCTTCCATGTTATGATTCTCATGTAACTGAACCTTTCATGATGAGTTTTTTGCAAACAGCTCTTTATTTTAAAGAAATCGGTTTAAAATATTCAGTTTGTACGATATCAGATTCTTTGATTAACCGCGCAAGAAATAACCTTGCTGCTAAATTTATGGGAAATCCAGATTATACTCATATGATATTTATAGATGTTGATCTTGAATTTAATAAAGAATCAGTTTTAAAACTTTTATGGCATGATAAAGATGTCATGACGGCATCATATCCAATTAAGGAAATAAGTTGGGATAAAGTAAAAGAAGCTGCACAAGCAGACCTTCCGGCTAGTGACTTAATGGAGCACTCTACTAGATATGTGGTGCATATGACTAAGCCTGGAGAAAATCAATTAAACATTGACAATGGTGCAATCGAGTGCTATGAAGCAGGAACTGGCTTTATGCTTATTAAACGTCAAGTATTTGATAAGATGTTTAAAAAATATAAAAAACTTAAATACAATGATGATACTGGAGCTTTGTCTGGTTTGGAAAGAGAAAATTCCTACGCTCTATTTAACTCTTATGTAGATGATGATGGCAGATTTCTATCTGAGGATTATGGTTTTTGTAGATATTGGCAAAAGATGGGTGGAAAGATTTGGGTTGACCCAACTATTAATTTAACCCATTTTGGACGTATAAAATATACCGGTAAAATGTTGGACTATTTAAAGAGGATAACCCAATAAATTCATAGTATATCTATTACTATATTCCTAGTTGTTTAAAATCTCACACTAGGAGAGATATGGCCCGCTTAAGAATTGAAACCGCCCCTGAAATTACAGTCTACGATGAAGCTTTTGTAATTAAAGCAGCCGCTAATGCTACAGCGCCTTTAATTCAATTTCAGAATTCTTCTGGATCTAACGTAGGTAATGTATCAGCAAGTGGAGTTTTAACAGTAAATTCAGTTATTGCATCAAGTGCAGGAACAACTCCTACAGACTTAGCTACAAGAGGCTATGTTGACTCAATAGCTGCAGGCACAAGCTGGCATCAAGCTGTTAGCCTAGCAACGAATGCAGCACTTCCAGCTTGCACATACAATAATGGAACTAGTGGAGTTGGCGCAACACTTACGGCGGATGCTTTTGGACTTTTAACAATAGATGGAGAAAATCCATTTTTGGGCGACTCAGTTTTAGTCAAGAATCAAGCGAATGCTGCACATAATGGTATTTATACAGTAACTGACATTGGTGATGTATCTGTAGCCTTTATCTTAACGCGTCGCACAGATGCAGACAATAGTCCTGCTGGAGAAATGAAACCTGGTGATACAGTTTATGTAATAGATGGTACGGTTAGCGTAGGTAACTCCTATGTCATTACATCGGCTGGAACCGGAGCAGGCGGTCAAATAAGTATTGGTGTTGATAATATTGTTTACTCAGTATTTTCAGGCACTGCAGCAACACAACCTGGAGCAGGTTTAACCAGAGATGGAAACACTATTAATGTTATCTCAGCAAACTCGGGTAGAATTCAAGTGAATGCAGATTCAATTGATCTTGCTACAATAAACGTCGCTTCAACCGCTGGATCAAATACTACAACTTTTGTAGATACCGTATATACAGATTCCTATGGTAGAGTAACTGAAGTTAGAAGCTCATCGGTATCTTTTGCCGGGTATGCAGCAACTGCTAGCCCAGGCTTAACTGGAACGCCAACTGCGCCAACAGCAAATGCTGGCACAAATAGTACTCAAATAGCTACAACTGAGTTTGTTCAAGCAAGAGCTTTAGTAGCCGAAGGTAATGCAGCTAACTCGGCAGCTAATATCTTTGTTCAAAAAGCATCTTTTGACTCAAAGGGAGATATTCTAGTCGGTACCGCTGACAATACACTAACCACATTAGCAGTTGGAACTAATGGGTATGTACTTAAAGCTAATTCGGCAGCTGCCAGTGGAATAGAATGGGCTGCACTAGCTGCAGTTAATTCTCTTGATGATATTGTGGATGTAACAATTACAACAGCAACATCTGGTCAATTCTTAAAATGGAATGGTTCAGCTTGGATTAACGAATCAATTCCAGCTCTTAACAGTATTGATGACATTACTGGAGTTACATTAACAGATTTAGCATCTGGAAATTTCCTTAAATACAATGGCTCAGCTTGGGTTAATGATTCAATTGATTTAGGGACTGATACAACTGGCAATTATGTTTCAAATGTTACTAGTGGAACTGGAATCACAGTTACTCACACTGAAGGAGAGGGTTCTAGCGCATCAGTTGCAATTACAAACACTGCAGTAACTGCAGGTGCATATACATATGCTAGCGTCACAGTAAACGCACAAGGTCAGCTTACAGCAGCTTCTAGCGGTACTGCTCCAGTTACTTCAATAACAGAAGGAACGGGAGTAACAATTAGCGGAACAACAACTCCTACAATTTCTATTGGACAGTCAGTTGCAACAAATGCTTCTGTTACTTTTGCAAACATTACTGCAACTGGAACGGTGACACTTGCTGCAGACCCATCATCAGCACTTCAGGCAGTTACTAAACAGTATGTAGATAACATTTCTTCTGGTGTTCACTTCCATGAATCAGTGGTTGCTGCAACAACTGGGAACCTCGCTGGAACATACAACAACGGAACTGCTGGGGTTGGTGCAACTCTAACAAAAGCAACAAATGGTTCAATTGGTACTATTGATGGAGCTTCGGTAGTTGTTGGAAACAGAATCCTTGTTAAGTCGCAGACCGATTCAAAAGAAAATGGTATTTACACCATTACGGCAGTCGGTAGCGTAAGCGCCCCTTGGGTAGTCACAAGAGCAACAGACGCTGACAATAACCCGTCTGGAGAACTGGCTCCTGGAGACTTCTGCTTTATTATGGGTGGAAATACCAACGCTGGGTACGGGTATGTAAATAACAGTGCTACAAATCCAATTGTTATTGGAACTGACAACATCACATACGCCCCGTTTAACGCCGCACAAACAATAACTAACGGAAGTGGAATCAATCTAGTATCCAATGTGCTGTCAGTTGATACCACAACGATTCAAGCACGAGTAACAGATGTTTCCGATACGGAAATTGGTTACCTGAATGGCGTAACATCTGCAATCCAAACACAACTTAATGATAAAGCACCTCTAGCATCGCCAACATTTACTGGAACAGTGACGCTTCCAGCGGGAACCATCTCAAATGCTGATGTTTCATCAACTGCCGCAATTGAGCAAAATAAAATAGCCGATACTACAATTAATGCTCAAGCAGCTTCTTATACACTTGTGTTAGCTGATAAAAATAAATTAGTTGAAGTAGGAAATGCTTCAGCTAATACTTTAACGGTTCCACCTAACTCTTCGGTAGCCTTTCCAGTTGGTTCCACTCTGACTATTTTACAAACTGGAGCCGGTCAGTGTACAATAACAGCGGGTGCTGGAGTAACAATTAACGGAACTCCAGGACTTAAGTTGCGCACAACTTGGTCATCTGCTACACTTATTAAACGCGCAACTGATACATGGGTTGCTCTAGGAGACTTGGTAGCGTAATATGGCCGATAATACTGGTAAGAAGCAAAATAGAAAAGCTCCTAAGCCAACAGTAGCTGCCCGGAACTGATAAAGCAACTGCTAATGCAACAATTACTGCAGCTGGATTTACAGTAGGAAACGTAACCCCAGTACCAGGTGCTGCAAATACAGAAAATACTGGAACTACATTAGATACGGTAGTGACTGCTTTAACAGATACCACAATAGTTCCTTTGGGAACTGCTATTGACTATGTTATTAACAGCCCTTATTTCCCGCCGTTCTTCCCGCCGTTCTTCCCACCTTATTTCCCGCCTTTCTTCCCGCCTTTCTTTCCGCCATTCTTCCCTCCATTCTTTCCGCCCTACTTCCCGCCATTTTTCCCGCCATTTTTCCCACCTTACTTCCCACCATTCTTCCCACCGTTCTTCCCACCTTATTTCCCACCTTATTTCCCGCCATATTTCCCGCCATATTTCCCACCTTATTTCCCACCTTTCTTCCCACCTTTCTTCCCACCTTTCTTCCCACCAGCGTTTAAGTAGGTAAAGTATATAGAAAAACCCACCCCGTAAAAAGGGTGGGTTATTCTAATTGGAAATAAATTTATCTATACTAATTCAGTAATAGTATAAAAAGATGGTGTAGTAAATCTTTCTCCAGATGTTACCATCTTGACGCCATGAAGATAATTGATATCACCAGGATGAGCGACTGCAAGACCAGGCTCTGGTTTAACAATTATATCATGTTGTGGATAATATAACTCCCCACCCTCAAAATCATCATTATAATATAATAATGAATTTAAATCATAAGTAGGAAATGGATTTGGTGAACCATCATTTAACTGCTTATCAGAATGAGGTTGCTGCTCCAATCCAGGAAACCATCTAATGATAACTGGTGGTCTAACAGAAAGTTTAACATTAAAACTATCTTCTAAAAAATATTTCATTTTTAAAATATATTTATCCACTAAGTTATAAACATCTAAATTGATTCTAGATAGAATATCAAAGCTACACTGTCTGTTCATCCAGTAAGATGCATCATACGTGCATGTTCCATCCTCAGCATATGTGTTCTCTCCAGCGTCCATCCATTCATTAATGGTAGGTAAAAAAGATTGTATTATTTTTAAATCTTCTAATTCAACAAAATTTTTAATGATCTTTATATTGTCCGATGAAGAACCAAAATGTCCTGGTAAAACTAATGAACTATCACTTGAATCAAACATGGTATCCTTAGTGCTCGAACTTGTGGTACAATAATCATATCATAAATAGAAAATGAACGGAGATATTATGGAATACTTTCATATAGGAGCTTGCAAAAATCCAGAAGACAATGCAAAACTCGGAATCTATCTTTATAGGGGTGCGCTTGCGGATGATATAAACGTTCCAGAAAGATTAGAAAAGACCATTGGAAACAGCACTCACGATCTATTTAAATGGTCGGAGGCAATGGTTGGCTATAATGAAAAAATGCCAGACTATAGAGACTGCGTAGATCTAAAAATGAGTCCAGCACATTGGCCATTGTTAACTCCTGAATTTGAAGAAGTAAAAAGCGTTTACGAAGATACAGAAAAAGCGATCAAGCAATGCTTAAATCATTATGAATCTTTATATAACTTCAAAATGGAATACATGGAAGCAATTAACTTTATTCGTTATGGTAAAGATCAACATTTTGCGGTTCATACAGATCATGGTTTTTCTTATACTTGCACCGTTTCATCAATTGCCTATTTCAACGATGACTATGAAGGTGGAGAGCTTTGGTTCCCATATCTAAACATTGCTTTCAAACCTCAAAAAGGTGACATTCTAATGTTCCCATCTACATACATTTATGCTCACGCATCCTTGAAAGTGACCAGTGGAATTAAGTATAGTGCAGTAACTATGTTTGACTACAATGATAACAATCACAAGCAATCTACAGGCTACGCCTCTGATGGTTCTAAGATCACTGAAAATGTTGGAATATCAAAAGGTGGCACACAGCCAATAATGTATTCGCCACCAAGGTAATACAATGACTAAATTAACTTTAGTAAAAACAACTCAAAATCCACCAGAGATAAAACAGTCTCGATTTAATAGAGATTGGATGGATGCCACCTATAATAAGCACGCATACCAATGTCTTCCTTTAACTGTTGCAAATGTTACTGGTTGGGAACTGATTCTTCAGCAGGATGTTGTTGTTCAGTGGGATGGTGGAAACACAGTTCCTAAGATACTAGAAGGCGAAAAGTTTGAGGGAAGATCGCTTGCAATTCCCAGTATCATTGGAATGATGTCATTCACCACAGGTTGGGCATTCAATACGGAAGACGGATATAGTACTTGGATTTCTGGTTCACCTAATTATTTTATTGATGGTGCAGTTCCATTAACGGCATCGATACCAAGCTATTGGTGGCCAGACGAATTCAATATGAACTGGCAAATAACAAAAGTTGGAGAACCAGTCCTGTTTCCAGGAGGAATGCCTATAATGCATTTTACTATTTATCCAAACACATTATTAGAATCAACGGAAATTGTCGTAGAGAATCTTTGGGACAAACCAGATTTAATGACTGCTCGTAGGTCATATGGTGATGCAAAAATGAAAAATAATACAGAGAATCCTTGGACTTGGACAAAAGGAATTAAAACAGGTTTAAATGAAAAGGGTGAGAAAATTGGTACAGCTTTTGAAGGATTGCCAAAGCTAGCTCAACCATAATATCAATATGAACTTAACAGATAAGCAAAAAGATAAAGTTAAAAAAAGAGCAGCAGATGCTTTGTCTAAATCAGTTAAAAAGCTTTCTCATATTCTTGAAAATAATCATGATGATAATTCACTTCTTTATAAGCAAGCTTTTGATATAAAAGAAGATCAGAAAAAAATATTAGAAAGACTAAAAATAAGTGAATCCTAAACCAATTAGTGAAGAACCGATACATGAGTTCACTGAAGCTTTAGATGATTCAGTCCCCGTTTACTCGGAAGAAGATGGCAATATAATAATGCCTAATGGCGGAACTACTCGTGAGTATGTTCTCACTAAAGAATTTGCAGATAAAAATAAGTATATAATACTTCCGCTTTCTCCAACTATAGAAGATCTAATATAGATGTATAACGCACAAAAAGATTTAGAATATATAGATGAGCAGTTAGCTTTTTATGTTTGCTTTATCGGCTTAAATATTGACGAGTATGATTCGTATTCTATAGATCAATTGATAGATTCTGCTAGAAGCATAACTCAAATTCCAATAAAGGAAATTGAATCTGGCGAGTTAGACGGGCGAAAAAATCAAATCTTTTTATTCTTAAAAAATCAAAGAATTTCATTAATAGGAAACATTAGAAGACTTTGGCATATGCGCCAGCTTGCATTAGGGGCAATTAATCGTGAACTATGAAATGAATTACTTTGAAAATTTAATTAAGTTAATTAAATACATAGACATAGAATCCGTTAAAGACTCCATTTCTAAGAGTAAGAAAATAAACAATTATCTTAAAACTTTATCATTAGATAAAAGAAAAATAGCTGTTGGAATGGATTTTCTAATATGGTATTTTGATGTCTTTAGTGAAGATAGTCATTTCTGGAATGTAAACCCAGCATATTACTATGCAGCTAATACTCATGAGTTTGGGTTTCTGACTGCAAAGCCAGAAACTTCACTTATGACACTACCCGCTTTTAATACGGGGTTGGCTAATCTAATGAATAAAAGATCAAAATTAACCATGTTAAACAACTATCAATTAGATCTATTTGAACAGTTCATTAAAACAGATGAATGGCATTACGACACCATAACCATGCAAGAAATTGAAACAAATCAAGGTCCAACGTACGATTTCATATGCATGAGTCTCCACGATGTGATTCACAATCCTAGTGTAGCTGTTAAATTTTTTGATAGATTAAATAAAAACGGAACCCTAATGATGCTCTATACTGGAATGGATTCACTGTATCAAGATGAATCTATATTTACTGATATTTATGAAGTACACCAGGTCTTAAAAGATATTGATAACTCAGCTGTTTACCATAATCCAACAGGCGCAGCTGTTACGTATGCCGTGAAATTGTAGTACTATATACCTATGATTATATTAGATGACTTCATTAAAGATAAAGATATCTTAAAAGAAATCGAAGAAACAAAAGATTTTTTTCCAGTATCTATGGGCAACGAAGATAGAATAGCAATAGAGCTAAATAGTTACCATGATGAAAAATCAGACTGTTTTGCTCCATATATGTTTTGGGATGGTTGGTGGAATTCACCAGCAAATACTCCAAGAAAAAAAGTTGTAAAAAAAATATGGGAAAAAAACTTACCTTTCCCGATTGAGGAAGTCTGCGGCTTTGAATACTGGACAAGAACATTCAATCCTGGACAATATTTAGGAACTCATGTAGATGAGGACACTTTCCTCTATGCAGATAAAAAAATATTTAGAGGACCTGCAATAGGATGTGTGTACTATCCGCATACAAATGATGTTGTAGGCGGATTCCTAGAACTGCACCCAACTGCAGTCTCCGAGAATACCGAAGAAGCATTGGAGAAAATAAATATAGATCCGTTGATAGTCCCAATTGAGCTAAGAGAGAGAATAGCCTGTAAACCTAATAGATTAATAATATTTGATGCAGGTCATGTTATACATAACACAACTGCTCCCGTATCTGGAGTTAGAAGAGTCATGGTTGTAAATGTTTGGCATAAAGATAGCCCTCCAACAGCTTTGGAAACTGGTCAATTTTTCTATGAATAGTCAACTACTTTTTTTTTGTGCTATAATTAAATCATGAACAGCATTGATACTAGTTTAGATATTATTGGAAACTGGGATGTTTCTACTTTTACTCCATTTGGGATTAGCACAAGCAAGGTTACCATTAGTTCAATTGAGCCATTTATTTCTGGAATTATTACTGGAGAAAAAGGTTCATTAACTTTTACTAATGGTAAGATTAATAATAATGTATTAACATTTTCAGCAAATGTAGATACGCCAATAAAGGCTACACTTTCCGTAAGTGTAGAAGTAATTGGAGATAAGTTTGTTGGTATTTTGACAATAGATGAATACGCAAAACTAAATATTAAAGGTCAAAAAAATGTCAATTTATGATATTGAAGCTACGTCAATAGACGGACAAAAAAATTATTTATCTACATTTAAAGGTAAGTTAACCCTTATCGTGAACGTGTCCACAAAAGCTGGAGGCTATGAACCCAAGTGCTCTAAGGTCTGGTCGTATGCTAGAACATGTCGCCAGTTATGGCAGTTGCAACAAGTTCATGATGAGTTTAAAGATAGAGGATTTTCTGTTCTTGCTTTTCCAAATAACCAGTTTGCCCAAATGGAACCAGGTACGAACGAGGAGATAGCAGCATTTATAAAGGAGCATTATTCGTTTGTAAACTTTCCATTTTTTCAAAAAGTAGACGTTAACGGAAAAAACGAACATCCTTTATTTTCAGCTTTAAAAGGAAATGAGAAAAGAAATTATTCCGACTTTAGCGCAAACCAAACTGATAAAGCAATTGAAAATCAAAACCTTGCAGGACAAGCAATTGCTAGAATATCACATGGTTATGAAAAGTTTTTAGTTAGTCGTGAAGGAACAATGGTAGCCAGATTCAATTGGCAAGATATGCCACTTGATGAGATTCCAAGAATAATGGGCGCTGGTTGGACAATTAGAGAAGCAATTGACGAACTTTTAGGATAGGAATCTTATGTCATACTTAGATGAAATAAACAATCAACCAAAAAATTTAAACAACGAAGCATTTCCAGTATCTCCAATTATTAATCAAAAAATAATTGATGAAATTGGGGCAATGGAATCAGAAGAGCTAGGCGCTGGCATAGTTGTACTTAGAAATGCATTTAATATGGATCAGTCTTTAGTTTTGGACTACATTGATCAAAACGCAGCAGAAGCGCATAAAACTAGATGGAACTATATAACAGGTGAAGACGGTGTAGAGTATGGTATTAATGAAGATGGCTTTAGATATAAGTTAGATGAAATACCAGGAACTCCAGTCAGGCTACTGCAACCTGTTAATCCAAATACGCCAGACGAAGTTAAAAAATTTTTTATCTATCTTGAAGAACAGATATACAAAGGTCTTTTAAAATACATCGACTACTATCCATTAATGCTTGGGAGTATATGGTGGAAAACTAGGGGTCACATACTCAGATATGGTGATGGTGGGATTCTTGGAACACATGCAGATAACGATACGAATTATAAAGTAACTAATGGAATTAGATACATGCCAAGAGGAATGGTGGCATCTCGTCAAACATGTGGTGCTTTAATATATCTAAATGATTGCGTAGAAACAGAAGAAGAAATAAATGGAAGAAACTTTACAGGCGGCGCACTTCAGTTTGTGCATTTAGGCATAAAGTATAAACCAAAAAGGGGGGATATAATTTTCTTTCCTACAAATTATGTAGCTTCTCATAACGTAGAAAGAATGGGAAAGGGCGTAAGATATAGTTATCTTACATTCTTTGGGCAAGGAGCAGACGATGTTCCAGCAAATATCAGGATAGCTGAACCAGAGGCAAGCTTCGAATGGTGTCCACCTGTTTGGTTAAACAATATATATGATGATTATGAAAGATATTGTAAATCTCCACATTCTAGATATGACGATGCTAACTCTACAAGATTGGGAGTAGAACCAGGTTGGAACCCAATCTATCAAGGTAGAAACGTTGCTCAATATAGTCAGAGCCATGAAACTGTTGAATTAGATTCCAATGAACAACCAGCTCAAGAACAAAAGCAGGAATCATCGGTAGACGAAAATTTGCCAGAAGGACCATGTGGCACAACACCACAAAAAGTGTAGGATTAAAATGATAAACAATAATGTTGAACCTAAACACCTTGGTGGCGGAGTTGTTCTTTTTGAATCAGCTATAGATCTAGATTGGGATTATGTTAGAGAATTTAGTAGAGATGCAATTAATAAAGAAAAACAAGATATGTATACACCAACTGTCAATCCAGAAACTGGTGATGAAATCTATCTAAATAAAAGTGGATATTTTTTTCAAAAGGAAAGTGTCGACCGCATGCCAGGCAGAGGTTCTGCTATACATAGGTATGGTGATGAAAAGATAAAAAAGATATTTGATTTTGTTGAAGAATCAAAAGACCAATATTTGTTTAAGTACTTTGAACTTTTTCCTCTTGCTTATAAATGTGTTTGGTGGAAGGTTAAGGGTCATATAGTTCAGTATAAAAAAGGCGTCTATTTAGGTAGTCATTCTGACGTAAGTGCTGATTATATTTATGATGTTTGGACTCCAAAAGATCAGCTAGCAACTAGAAATGTTATTAGTAATGTTTTCTATCTTACGTCATCCGTTGATACAGAGGAAGAATTAGATGGAACAAATTTTACTGGTGGTCATCATTATTTTAATTATTTAGACATAGATATAAAACCTAAAAAAGGTGACTTGTTATTTTTTCCATCAAACTTTATGGCAGCTCATGAAGTTAAATCAGTTGGAGAAGGGGAGAGATACTCTTATCTTGGTTGGTATAGCCACGGAACCCCAAATAAAGAAGTTAATGAATCTGTTGTTGACCCGAATAAGGAAATAGAATTAGCAAAAACAGCAACTAATCTCTATATGCCTGGGCTAACCTCAGATTATAGGCAATATCTTTTAGAAAAAGGTTACGATCAGTCTTCTGATCAGTTCAGTATAACAAGATCAAATTACTAATATGATTATAAAAGATTTTAAAGCAAAAGACATTGGAGCCGGCCTATGTATTATAGAAGACGCTTTTGATATTGATCAGGAATTTTTACATAATTATATAGCTTGGCTGAAGCAACAAGAAGAAGATACATTTACCTATATAGAAGAAGATGGAAAACGCTACGCTTTAAATAAAACTGGTTTTAAGTTTGATGTAGATTCGATATCTATGGCTCCAGAAAGATTCGTAGATCCATTATGCAAGCTTTCAGACAGAAAACCAACAGAAGAACAACAGCAACTAATCCATGATTTAGAAGATTTAGCTTACAAATCATTGGTTGAGTATTGTAAAATATACACAGAAGCATCTACAGTCTGCTGGTGGAGATCTGCAGGTCACATAGCTACATACGCAAATGGCCAAGGTATAGGTCAACACTGCGATGATCAGATACCATATGAATACGGTAAGCCTCCAAAGAATGAATATCCAAAACATGGTAATGTAAGCATAAATATATATCTTAATGATGGAGTCGAATCAGAAGAAGAGCTAAATGGAACAAATTTTATTGGCGGTAATATATTTTTCAAACACGCAAAACATACACACGTGCCTAAAGCTGGAACCATAGCCGTATATCCTACAAACTATGTAGGGACTCATGAAGTCTATCCGGTGACAAAGGGTAAGAGAATTGCATATCTATCTGCAATTTCTTATGGTACTCCAGAAAATGGAAGTCCAATTCCGGTAGACGGGGACTCAAGAATCTGGATGCCAAACCTAAGAAAAGACGCTGGTTTACAATTCTAATAATATTTTAACTTTATATCGTTACTATATAGTTAAAATCTTTTAAAGGACTTTTATGCTCTACAATGACCTTATTGATTATAGCCAATCTGGTATTCAATATGATGGAACTATTATATTAATAATAGAAGGAATATCAAATCCTGTCACCTTAAATAATATCAAAGTTAATTTTGGTGGGAAAAAAGACTATTCGGTAGCTACTGCAATAGGCGTTCTAAGTATAGATCTAGCTCCAACTGGAGTAATTACAATACAGGCTCTTGAGAAAGAGGGAGCTGCACTCATTCAGGCTAGTGAAATAACTATACATTCTGGCACGCTTGTTAGTATTCAACATCAGGGTGAATAAGCTCACCAACACAATTTAAAGTACTACTATATAAATATCTACTTTTTAAAGAAGGAAAAATGACAAATATACTAGTCAATGACACTGTGCGTCTAAAGGTTAAATTTATTGACGTAGATATTAATGGTAATCAGGTAGAAGTTTCTCCTGTATCAGTTTCCATGAGCATTACAAATTCAAGTAACGTGTTGATTATATCGGCTACTCCTACGTCGCTTAGTGGCTCCGAATTTTATTATGACTATACCCCATCAACGGCTGGCACATATAAGGTTTCTTTTAACGGCGTTTTATCAAACAATACTACAATTAGCGTTAATCAACAGATATATGTAAGTACTCCAACAGAGGATTATAGGCCAACAGTCTTCTTAAGGGAGGATGAAATAATAGCTTTTGCAGCGGACATAGAGCCATTGTATCTTGATCCAGAGCAACTTCTCCCCTATTTCCCTGACGCTTCTTTGTTGGAAATAGGTGAATTTATACATAACTATTCTATAGAGATAAAAAATATATTTAAATTATTAGAGACTGAAGACGGAACAGCTATTCCATTTACGGCATTTGAATACATAAGAGCAGCCACCTGCTGTGAGCTAACAAGGGTCTATGGAAATGGCGGAGATGATGAGCTTTCGGTAAGGCTTGGTGATCTTTCTATAACTAATAAAAATCTACCTAGAAACACCCTAAGTAGAGCTAACGCCACTACCTGGTGTCAAATCGCAGCAATGCTTAGGAAAGAAATGTTAACATCAAAAGTTGGAATGAAAGCAGTTCAACCAAAGGGTTTACCAAGTCTTCCAACCATTGGAGCAGGAAGAACCATGGATCCATATACCGGATTGTCAGTTTACTACACTCCAAGAGACCTGTATGGACCAACTCATATCCAATCACCAGATGAAAATCCAATTCCAGAAAGAGGAATAAGGAAGTATGATTGATCCAAAACGCACATTAAGTAATGTACTGCGTAGTTGGGGTCACAATGTATTGGTTCAAAAAATATTAGATCAAAAGACTATGACTTATAGCCAAAAGATGCAAAGGTATACAGTAAGGGCTGTGTATCCGGGGGCTCAACGGATTTGCTAATATACTAGAAGAAAATATACAAGGCTTAACCGTTAGCTCTGAAGTAATATATTATTTTCAAGATACAGCAAATGTTAAATCTGGTGATAGAATATATGAAGACTATCCAGGTGGTCAAGAAATTTTTTTAATAGATTTTTCTGCTCCAATAAGGGGTAGAGGTGGGAAAATAGTTTACTGGATTGCTGGTGCAACTAGGGAAAGCAAAAACTAAATGCTAAGAGTGCACAATGGCCAGTTGGTGAAATTCAGATTCGCCTTTTTGGTAAATGGTGAATTTTACGACCCTTTAGATCAGACTACTCCTGTAGATATATATGCAACTGTATCGAGAGGAAATGGTGGCACTGGAGAAATAATTCATTCATCCACTTCGTTGATCAATACAAGTTATCGAATTACATCGATAACACCACCAGTTTCAATAGTGGATGGTTACGTTTCAGCAACATTTACATTTGATATAAATCATAAATTAGCGGCTGGAGATACCGTAATTGTTTACGGCGTCGGCGGTGGCAACTGCTAGTACCTTACCAAGTCTATCAAGCTATAACTCGGCAAAGGTGTATGCAAGATTAGCTCTTAAGACAAATTCTTATTACAATAGACCATCAGGTTCTGAGTATGGTTTCTATTACAAAATCCCAGATACACTTTTTGGTGGAACTTATACCGTCTCGATTCAATGTGCATACAATGATAGAACTCAAGTAATTGAACATAATTTTGAAGTTTCTAGAAGTCAAATTGGTAGAGTCGGAAATATAGTATATAAAAAAATAGAAAATGGAGTGATAACTTTATCAACTGATACTGATCACAATCTTTCATCTGGTGATCAAATTTCAATATCAGAAATAAGTGTAGACTTTAATGGAAATCATTTTATCTCTTCGATCCCAGCAAATAATCAATTTTCTATTAAAACAAATATTCCTTTATCTAACGTAGAACAACTTACAACAGGAAAATACTCTGTCATCAATACGACTGGAGTGTCTAAGGATTTAACTGGACCAACAACTGGTGCGACTATCTCGAAGAGGCCAATTTTTGATTCATTAGAAGAATACTATAATACTAATTCAATATTATTCATAGGTCATAGTGATGGAATTGAATTAAATCAAATTATAAAAATTAATTCAATTCAAGAAGCTACCAATTTATTAGGCGCAAATACTTCTTCGCCTATCCTAAGAGGAATTCATGACGCATTTAGCTGCGGAGCAAAGTCTATATTCATGATGGCTTCTGCGCCAATGTCGGAATACATTGAAGACACTTCTCAAAGACTTATCGACATGCCAATACTTTTTTCAGCAGAAACAAATTCTAATGTAAACTTTTATGAAAAATATTATGAAAGACTAGCAGTAAGTTATAATATAGCAAAGGGGCTTGAGTTTATTGACATAGTGGTACCACTTGAAACTTCAATGATAAACACTGGGTCTGTTGACTTCATAGCTCAACTAGCTCTTCATTGCTACTCATTTAACGAAGCTACTGGATATGTTCAAATGGGAATCATTGGTTCTAAAAATAATGGAACAAAAGATAGCGATGTTCAACTTCTAGAAGAAAATATTAGACTTGTAAATAAATTTACCACTTACTCAATAAGTGGAGAAGTAGAAACTGATATAGGTCGATACATTATTCCTATATATGGAGAACTAACTTTTAATCATATAGGTTTTGGAAGATCATATACGAGTTCAGCAGCAGCTGCATTTGCTGGAATGATGTCGTCAACTCCAGTTTATAATGGAATAATCAGAAAAAGAATACCAGGAGCATATTCTGTTTATGGTTCTAATTTATCTGGAGATTCATTAGCTAGGTTAGACAACCTCGGTATCAATGTTGTGTACAGAACGCGCAAAGCACTAAGGGGTAATCCATACGAAGTAAACATATCTAACGATTACACATTGGCCAATAAAAATAGCTCCTTTACAAAAGCTCCACAAATGAGATTAGTTGCTATGGTTATAACTGAAATAAAAGCCATAGCAAATGACGGCATAGGCAAGAACGCGGAAGATAAAGTAATTTCACAAGTCAAATCAATGCTTGACATGTTGGTATCTACTAGAACTATTAAAGATTATAAACTTCAATCATATGGATCGAAAACAGAAAGAGGAACTTTAATTTTTGAAATAAATTTAGTTTCTTCTCTTGGTTTAAAGAATATTAATTTTTCTATAATGACAGGACCAGGAGCATAATATGCAGTCTTCATTTCCATTTCCCGGCAGTTTTAATGCTGACTCAGCACCAAGTAATAAATGGGAAAGCTACGCAGAAAGCAGAGATAGACTGCGAGAGCAGGATCCTAAATACTATAACGATAGTGATTCAAGAAGATTAAAGGCTGAAGGAAATTTAACTTACCTAGGCTTTATAGAAGTTGTAAAAATGCTTTGGGAAAATTCATATCCAGACATACCAATCGTAGCAACATTTGGAGGCAAGTTTGCATCCTATCCTTGCATAGCTTACGGCCTTGAATTAAAGAGGGCTCACAATCAAGAACCTAAAATGAGATATAGAGATAAAGCTTTAGGTGATGATGGTAAGTATTATATTATAGAAGGTCAGCGTTTTCAGAATGTCGTTTCCTTCACTATTCTAGTTGAAGCTAATGCTGGTCAGTTGTCAGGTGATCAACAAAGATATGCTGGTGCAGAAGTAGCCGATAGAATTATGGAAATATTTGAAGATTTTATGTTGGAATATACTTCAGTCTTTAAAAGACTGGGAGCATCAGAGCTTGTATACGCCAGAAGGGTTTCAGATACCGAAACAAATATGGATCAAACTGATGTAGTTAAAAGAACGGTTACGTATTTATTAACAACCGAAAAGATACATGTATCAGCAGTTGATAAGATTGAGTCAATTGTGGCTGATATACGCCAATGGGTTTCCTATGAAAAGGATTTAATAGAGCAAGCAGCTACTCCGGCATCAATCTATAACTCAGATATGAGCCTAGGTATCGTAGACTTATTCCAAAGTGCTACTCCAAACTCATAATATTTACTAGGATATGTAAATCTAGTTAGTTTTTACAGGTACCCCATTACTATATCTTTCGAGTTAATCCAATAAATCCCTGACTCGGAGGTTAAGAATAACATGGCTCTACCAGGTGTAAAAACAATAATTAAAGACCGCTTCTACAGCATCTCCCGTCAAGATAGTCCAGTCGGACCAAGGGTTGTAGTATTAGCAAAAAGATCAACAGCAGATGGAACAGGCAACGTCGCAGACCTTGACGTAGTTCAGTGCACAAATGAACAAGATGTCATAACTGCCTTTGGCGTTGATTCAGCTTGTCATAGAGCTTTTTTTGAGCTTGTTTCTGCAGGCGCAGAAAGAATCTACATGGTCCCATTGCCAAGTGATACTACATGGAACCACAGTACAGCTGCGGTAACAAGTAGTAATTTTGGTGGTAGCGTTCTCGATGCAATGTTCATTGCAGCAGAAGCTGCTCAGCCAGATATCATACTTCCTTGGGGAAGTGGTGCAAGAGCAGGACTCTGGGCGGCAACTCCTTCTGAAGCATATTCTGCATCTGCCGATACAATTTACGGATTTCATGCAGACAACTCAGTAACAATTGGAAATAACTGGGCAGTAAAAATTGCTGATAAAGTTAAAGAAATCAATGAGAACAGTCATCCATGTTTCGCTGTTATGGGAACAAAGCCATATGTCGGTGCTAACGACGTAATGACTCCTGGACAAGTAGCAACACACCTCGGCTTAACAACTCTTTCAGACAGAGATTCAGCAACAACATATAATGGAGTTGCTGCTAAGGAACTTGGAAGACACGTTGCAGTAATTGGTGCAGAGTTAAAGCCTGCAGGTTATCCAGCGGCATGGGGTTATTCAAATGGTGCATCAGTATTAACTGCTGCAGTTAGCAGAATGGCTTCATACACTTCAACCATAAACAAGACAGTTTACAACGTTGCAGCGCTAAGATACAATCCTAGCAAAACAACCTTGTTGGCAATGACCAATAAGGGTGTAAACTCAATCATGTTAAACTTCAATAGAGCTCCAATCTTCACAGATGGTGTAACATTTGCTGGTTCTAGTTCAGACTACACAAGACTGACAACACTGAGAATTGTTAACGAAGCAATGTTAGTTGTCCGTCAGAGCTGTCAGAAGTTCATTGGTCAACCTTCAACTATTCAAGTTAGAAACTCAATGGAAACCTCGATTACTTCATCCCTTAGAGGAATGCAGCAGTTGGGTGCCATCTTAGATAGCGATTTCAACATCAGATACATCGCTGAAGAAAACAAAGCACTTATTGACCTAGTTATAACACCTGCATTTGAACTTAGAAACATCGAAGTCCAAATGTCAGTTGAACTTGGTTAATATCATATAAAAACACTGCAAATTTATATACCGATTAGGAGGGTAATATGGCAGGCGAATACTACGACAGTCCAGTAAACAAGTATCTCAATACTTATACAACATTTTCTGGTGCTGATATTGTTGCCACTTTTGGTGGCGTTGAAATCGGAGCTCTTTCGGGAATCACTTTCTCGGTGACAAGAGAAAAGGCGCCAATTTATACAATGGGTTCACCAAACCCACGTTCATTTTCAAGAGGTAAAAGAGGTATTGCTGGTTCGTTGATATTCACAGTATTTGACCGCCCAGCTCTGTACCAGATGCTTGAGACACATCATAACTCTTCTTCGGAAATGAAGTTTTTTACAAGAGCTCATAATACACTTCCTGGCGATCCAAGCCACAAGAGAGGTATTGCTGAAGTAACAAATCAAACAAGAGACGTAGTTAGCAAGACACCATACTATGCAGACCAAATCCCACCATTCGATATTACAATCACATTTGTTAACGAATATGGCCAAGCTGCTGTTAGATCAATCTATGGTGTTGAACTGTTAAATGAAGGTTCAGGAGCTTCGATGGATGACATTGTTATCGAAGAAACAATGACATACGTTGCTCGTGAAATTGGTCCAATGTATAAGATTACAACGGATAATCTTAACAGATTCAACTCAGATGACCTAGGTTCATTAATCAGCAAAGATGCAGTATCATCTAGCGGATTAAACAGCGAGATAATTAGACCATAATTATAATCAAATAAGTATAGTAGTTATTAAATAGTGGAGGACTTGGTGTAGGACCAATCCTCCACTATTTTATTTTTAAGGAACAACATGGCATTTAATAGAAATGATGTATCAGATATAGCGAATCTCACGACTATATCATCAAGGAAAAATAGACTCTCTACTTATGAGGAGGGTGTAAAAGAATTTAGAAGAGATAACAATCTTCCAGATCCATTTTCTGATATGTCATTTTCTGGCGCAGACATAACAGCTACAATCATTATTCCTAAAATTGGAGAAAATGGATTCATTTCCAATGAAGGCGATGTACTGGAAATGGCAGAGCTTCAAACGATATCATATTCAATGCACAGAGAAAACTCTCCAGTAAGAACACTTGGTCATGTCAATCCAAGAGGCTTCGTAAAAGGTGCTAGAACTATAGCTGGAAGTATGATATTCACCCAGTTTAACGAGTATGCATTTTATAGAATAGAAAGTTACAGAAAAATTCTTTCTGACAGCAAGGGCTACTTTGCACCGTTGGCAGACATGTTGCCACCATTTGACATTGTATTTACCTTCTTTAATGAATACGGCTTGGCAGCAAAAATGAAAATATTTGGTGTTACCCTCGTAGATGAGGGCGGTACTATGTCAATAGACGACTTAATCACCGAACAAACTTATACGTATATGGCTAGAGGGCTACAGCCTCTGGTACAATTAGATACGGCTCGTGATGACCTTAGGTACCCAGATGGATATCAAGCTCAACAAAACGAGAGATTAAGAATATCAACAAATGCTTTTGGAGATAGAGTCGAAGATTATAAGAATTTTATTGAAAGAATATATTCACCGCCTACAATCGTTTAAGGTTTAAGTATGACAAGTCCATATAGAGCTATTCCATATAGACCATTTAGTGGCTATATTCCATACCAGGATACCGTCTCAACTAATCCTGGTTTAGGAAATAAGAATGGAACATTCGATCCTCTTAGTGCAGAATTAGATCTTTATTGGGCTGGTGGCAAAACTACTGGAGATCCTCGTTTTAGTAATTATTATGATTACTTTTTCTCCGGCGAAGATGTAAAAGTATATATCGATGGTTTGTTTGATCCAAAAGATGAACTAGATATAGCTGGATTTGGCTTTTTAATTAAACAAGAAAAGCAAGCAGTCTATGGATTCTGGTCATATAATTTTGACGCTATGATGAACGGTTCCAGAATAATAACTGGTCAGTTTTCCCTATACTCAAGATACCCTAGAAGGATGACACATCTTCTAGAAGAAGCAGCAAGAGTCAGAAGCTTTTCTGCATCAGGTAAGGGTGATAACTCTGGAGTCGTATCTGTTTTAAGATCACAAAACGAATCAAGAACAGATGAAGAAAACATACAGAAATATTGGGCCAATAGTCAGTTAGATAGAATAACCACCGATCCAGCAATAAGCACATCTTCAGCAGATGGTCAACATAACATCTTTAGCGCTCATCCTCCATTTAACTTCGTTATAGTCTATGGAGTAGAGGAATCAAGTTTGAGCCCCGTAGGAGTCACGGAGAACGCCTCTACGGCCTCTATGGAGCAGAGAGACAACTTGGACAGGATAATATCTACTGACATAAATGAGCGAAAAGTTAAGATGGCTGACAATAAGACTCCAATGAAGATTGTTTTACAAAATGTTCATTTAATGCAAATGAGCACAGAATACCAAAGCGGAGGATCTCCCTTAATAGAGACCTATAGCTTTGTGGCAAGAGATTTTTATATGACAGAGGCAGAATCCGGCTTTAACCCATATACTGGTAAGACCTTTGTTACAACAGAGCCACAGGCTTCTAATGCTACAAAATCGGTGGTTGAGAGTCCATTGGTAAACAGGACTGAAAGTACGCTGCCAAGATAATAATTTTAATATAGATATGATATAATGTAACTTGAAACGATATAAGGAGAAACAATGTCTGAGAAGAGAAAAGTAGTAGTTAGACAAGACAAGGAAATGGCAGAAAAAATTGCTGCCGATTCAGTTGAAATTTTTTTAGAAACAGATGAACCACAAGACGGTGACATCGTTGTATCTGATTATTCAGATGAGCAGATCCCTGTTGAACAGGCTACAACAGTTGAAGAACTAGCAGACGATCAAGTCATCTTTGATAATGGCCCTAACGCTGGACAAATTAAAGCATGGAAGAAACAGTACGGTGAAGTATATGTAACTTCTATTTCATTTGATAAGCACATTGTCTGGAGAGTCCTTTCTAGAATTGAATACAAGCAATTGGTGAAAAAGATGGAAACCTTAATGCAAGCCGGTCAGCTTTCTAACGCAGAAGCTAATATGTGGAATGAAGAAGCAATTTCAGAACTCTGCATCTTGTTCCCATCATATGATAAGCAAGCTCTCACTGGTGACATGGCAGGTCTTCCTTCTTTGATCTCACAAGAAGTTCTAGAGGCTTCTGGATTCGTTGCCTTAGAGGTTAGACAACTCTAAGATGTTAGATGCAGGAATTCTTTTTGAACTAAAGAAAAGACATGGTTCAATATTTCAGACTGAAATAAAACGGATCTGAAATAGTATTTAAAGAATTAACTTTTTCTGAATTTGACAAAGTTGCAGCATATAAAAGCACTGAGGGTAATTCTTCTGCTGACGCAGAAGATGAAATCATTAGAGCATCTGTAGTATATCCTGAAGACTTTGATTTAAATAAATTTCCACCTGGAGCCATAAGCTCTTTGGCTGAGCAAATAATTGAATTCTCTGGCTTCGCATCAGCACGCACAGCTAAGCGAATTTTGGAAGAAAAAAGAGTAATAGCTAATCATGTTAGAGGCTTAATGAAAGCCTTTGTTCTAGCTACTATACATACAGATACTCCAGAATTTCTAGATTCGCTAACATATTCAAAGCTAGCGGAAAGAGTTGCATTAGCAGAAAAAATAATTGAAGTTCAGCAAGCGATTGCTGGAATAGAATCTACTAACGTATCTCTATCCCTGATAGATCCTCAGGAAGAAAGAGAAAAAGAGAATCTGTCAGCAGCTAGACACAATGCATCTAAGGTTGAAGGATCTGCAACATATAGTGACCCCATTGCTCAAAAACTATGGGGTATGGGCAGATAAAAAAGAGGGGGTGAATCATGCAGAGAGATAGAGGACCGATCCATAATATTGGATTTGGCGTAACTTCTAGAGAATTCACCACCGGAGACGATACTCAGAACGGTCCATCCCCAGATTCTGGATATGTTAACAGGGCCCTAGAAGGTAGACCGCTAGTAAAGATGGCTTCTGCCATGATTGCGACTGGCGTTGCTGCTACAGTTGCTGGAAAATTCTTAAGAGGTGGTGGCTTAAAGATACGGAAAAGCTCTTACTGAAAGAGCAGCATCATCTGCTGAAAGTAGTATTATATCTAGAGCTAATTATGGTTTACTAAAAGCAAGAAGCATACTCGATGAACTTGAAGGAATAACTCGTTTAGAAGAGGGGAAAACAAAATTAGTTTTTGATTCCGCTGGAAAACTTCAAACAGGTTACGAAGGACACAAGAGCGTTGTTAATGCTGGTTACGCATTCAGGGCTGAGGGAAGAGGAGCTTCATCAACCGCCACGTGGCACTATAGAGATGAACTGCAACAAAGACTAGTTCGTCAAGCTAGAAGACTACCGTATGAAGTACCTGCTTTTTATGCAGCAGATAAGTACATAACTAAGCCACTGTTTGGTGGAAAAGAAGAAGATCTTGGGCCAAAAAAGAAATGGTATGATCCATCCAGAGGTATAGATTTAGGTAAGGATTTAGCTAAAACAGCTTTGTTCCAAATGGGTGGCTTTATGCTACCAACAGCTGCGGCTGGTGCAGCAAAAGAAAGCTCATTAAATTTTTATAGAACAGCACAAGAAAGACTGATGGCAACAAACGCCACTGGTTATTCTACGATAAAAAATACAACAAAACATGCTATATATGAAAAGTCTTTAAATCTCAAAGGAATGCTCGAAGGTGTTGGTCATGATTTATTTAGCGTATTAGATAAATCAATTAAGTTCTCAGAAAGATCATCTGGAGCTTTAGCAAGTTCATTTATTGCAATGACAGACATTCACAAAAACCCAGTTGCAGCTCTGTATTCACAAAGACATGGTTCCACTCCAGCACCTGGTCTATCAAAGCCTTCTAGAAAACAAGTAATACAAAATTTAGCTAGAGATATATATAAAGGTGATAAAGCAGCATTAAATAAGATAACAACAAGTACTGGAACAGGTACTGTACAAGGTACGAAAATAGATTCAATGCTGGATCTGATTCCTGGTTATAAGGCAGTTAGACAAGGTGCAAAATCAGCACATGAAGAATACCAAAAACTTTCGTTTGCTCAATCATTTCTAGATAAGCCTGGATACAACTGGAATAAAATACAAGAAGGTTTTGGAAAAATTCTTGGAGCCGATAAAGCAACTACAGAAGGCGCTCAATTAATTAACACCTCACTTGGTGAATCAATATTAAATATACAAAGAAAAAGATCATCAGATGTATTTAGTCTTTTAAGAGAATTTGATACCAAAGCTGGTGGAAAAGGCGCATCAACTGATTTTATAAAAATGTTGAGACAAGGTGCTTACAAAAGTAGACTAGAGCAACGATTAATAGACGATGGATTAAGTGAGGCTGTTGCCAAAAAATTTAGTCAAAACCTTAGTGTTAGCGATGATATCTATAGAGAAATTGCTACAAGTAGTGGTATACCTGCAAAAGAAATAATAAGCGCAACTGAACGATTGGGGATGGGCGAACAAGAAATTGTTGGAGAAGATTTTTTTGGTCAAATAATAGCTAGATTTAATTCTGGAAAATTTGGAAAAAATAATCCAATACCAGACACTTTCAACGCAGACGCATTAAGTAAAGCAGTAGCTGCAGTAGACAAGTCTATAGCCGAAAATGCTAGAGCAAGCAAATATGGTTTAAACGTTGGGATAGATGTATCTGGAGCTCATCGTTCAGCTAGAGAAACTTTTGAAAAAGAAGTTTTTTCTTCAGTATTAAAACCACAAAAATTAAATAGATTAAATTTTCTTGATTCAGCTGGAGATTCAATTCAGGCATCTCAAGCTAGACTTGAAATGGCTAAAAGAGCTGGAAAAGTATTTGGTTTAGATGAATCAACATTAGGAGATCCAAATCAATTAGCTAAAGCATTGGGTGCTCGTGGAATAGACATGAGGAACGCCTCTCAACTTAGAGGCTACTTGATGAACAATAAAGAAATGGTTGCTGGCCCAACATCTGGATTAGCTGGACTTTTTGGATTAAGAGGTCTTACTGTAGACGATTTTCTAGAAAGAGAAAAATTATCTTATAAAACTATTACAGACCAGATACCAGAAGGTCCACTTCAAAAATCATTAACTAAAAATATATTAAGTGGAAAAGACAGTGCTGAGTTAGGCATATTAAATAGAATTAAAACATCTTCTAATCAAACTACGTTAAGTAACGTTAAAGGATATTATCAGTCCAATAGTGGAGATGTAGTAAACTTTAACCCAATAAGATCTGGACTTAGAAAAGTAACAGAAGCATTAGCTACTGAAATAAAGGTTCCTATTATTGGAATTAACCCAATGCAAATGTTGGGCTATAAAGACTTTGCTGGAATGGCAAAAGCTGGAAGATATCAAGTAACTTCAGGAGCAGCAAGTCAACCATTTGTTAAGGGATCCAAAGCAGATTTTTACACATGGCACAGTACAGGTGGATTCCTAGGAACAAAAGGCAGACTGTACGAACACGCCGCAGGTGCATCTACAGCCATAGAAGGAACATATAGGCCAGTTCCAACAGCAGTTTCATCAATGTTCACCAGCACCGCAGAATTAGCTGCAGGAAAAAGAACGCAGCAAACTCGTACGGCAACAGGTTTAGTAGGAAAAGTTAAAGAACGTTTAGATTATGCAGATGAGCAACCAAACTCTTTGTTTAAATTTTTTGGAAGATTAGTTAATAGACAGGCAGACATAGAAAACGAAGCTGTAATGGCTAGACTAATATCTGGTAATGTTGATGAAACATTTTCAGTTGGTGGAGTTGGAAGAAAAAAGAATTTACAGTTAAGTACTGAATTAGATGACGCCGGAAAAGTAGCTAGATATAACTTACTTGATGTTGATTCAGGAAAACAAGTAGCATCACATTCTCAGTTGATGGAAGCGTTTACTAGGTTTGCAAATAGGCAATTGAGTTACGGAACTAATAAATCAGTTCAAAGAAAAGTGCTCAGTTCATTTACACCTGATGAACTTGGAGGTCTTAGCGTTGATGACATTACTGGAATATCAGCTCCAGGCCAAGCAAGTAGGGTTTCAAGTGCATTGGAAGATGTTCTAGATTCCCAAAGATTGTCAATAAGAAATGATATTGATTTAAAGAGATATCAGGATGTAAGTAAGGCATTTGCTAGAATTAAATCTTTTGCAAACATAGATGATTTCTCGCAACAATCAAGGATGTTTGAAAAATCATCTAGTATTGTGACTAGAGGCGATGAAATGTCGTCAGAAGTATTTAGATTTTTATTAGAAAGAAAATCAATATTGACTGGCGATCCAATGACAGTCATGAAGAACGTTACTTCTGCTATAGACGAATTAACTGCAAGTGGAGTTATATCTTCTGCACAAAAAGCAGAAGCTCAAGCGTCTGCTTTATCTACGATATTTAACTTATCAGCATTTGAAACATATAAATTTGATCCTAAATCACCAACAGGATTCGAAAATGTTTTACAAAACCCTTTAAAAAGATTTCAAGAAACGAGAAGGATACTACAGGAACCGTCATTAAAAGGTTTATTAGATCCGCACATTGAAGGTAGTATAGTTACAACTGGTCAATCTTCAATGATTTCTCAGATGGGTATAAATAAACCATTTGCTGTATTTAAGAAAAACTTAGGGATGGGAAGGTATGTTGAAAATCCTTCTGCAAGTCCTTTATCTGGACAATCTGGTCGAGAGACATACGCATTTGTTCCAACATTTGGTACAGCTCTTAAAAGAAATCCAAAAGCAGCATTACTTAGTGCCGCTGGAATAAAAACATATGGGAATGAAGAGGGTTTTTCTTTAGCTTCTGTTCCAGTATCTCATGGTTTCAACAGATTAAATAGATACTTTGGGACTGTTGGCTCTAGTCTAGATCCAGATAACTTCCACGGTCCTCTTGACATGTATTTCAGGGGAATGAATGCAGAAAGAATACTCCCGGCAGTTGCCATAGGCACAACTGCATTAGCCGTAGATAGAACAGTAGGCGGGTACACGCAAGGAAAAGACGAAAGAGGCGAAAGAGTATATTCGCCATTTGCACTTGGTGCGGTAGCTAGAGTCGGAGTTGAAGCTCAAGCAGCAATATCTGGTGTCGTACCTGGCGGAATGGGTTACGGACAAAAAAGACAACAGTTATTGACTGGTGAAGTACCAATCAAAAAGGGAAGATATTGGCCTTTAGGTAATACAAAATTTAGTGGTGGAAAGATTGAATACTATAGACCATCTTGGTATAGGAGACTACAAGGTGGAGCGATGTTCACATCAGACACCTATGGTAGTCCAATGGAAAAGATGTTATATTACAACGACTTTTCTCCACTGCGTCCATTAGACCCTTATAAATTTGAAAAAAAACACTATCAAGATAGACCTTATCCTGTAACTGGAGAGTATTTCTCGGGACCCTTTGGTGCAGCAGTACCAGTCTTAAATGCAACTATAGGAAGAATTTTAAAACCTCAAAAGGTAATGCATAAGCAAGAATTAGACAGAGCACTATCTAGTTATGCCCCAGTTGGAGCCAGCGGCGCCTATATGCCCCAGGAGGTCCCCGGCAATGTCGGATACGTAGAACAGAGGGATCCAGCTGTTAGTTATCCAGCAGCTCGTCCTGCTGCTTATGGTGGAAAACCACTTAGATTTATATCCCCATTGTCAGATTATGCTGGTGCGGCGGCTTCGTCTCCAATGGGAGCTTCAGCTGGATCTTATAATATTTCTCGCTCAAACCAAATATTAGCTAATAGTAGTGGATCATTAAATACCGCAAGACAGTTGATCCGTGGTCAATCTGGAGCACAAAACGATGCGCTAGCAGCAGCAGCTTATCAAAGAGTACCTGTTTCGTCTCAGGTCCAACCAGTTCAATTTGGTCCACCAACAGGACCTGGAATTATGCCATCAAAAATCGTTGCATCAGGAATGCCCATAAGATCAGGTAGCAACGAATTCCAAGCTGGAGAACTTGGTTATAGATTACAGGAAACATTTGGTATATATGGTTTTGCTGGTGGGAATATAAGGTCTGCCCTTGGCTTTGGTTCATATGACTTTGAACCAGATAAATCAGTATTGCAATCCGCATCAAAAGCGTATGGAACAACTAGAGCTTTCTGGGATTTAAATCTAGGTGGATTAGGAGACATACCTCTTCAGTCTGAAGGTGCACTTGGGAATATTGAAGCTTCTGAAATAGTTAGAAGATTTATTCCAAAAGAAAGAACTAATGTTAGTTTTATTAATCCAATTAAAAACACAATGGGTAAAGAATATCCATTCCTTCCCAATAGCAGCAACTTTATTGACTTCACTACAGGTGATCCATTTACTAAAGTAAAAGAAGGTGAATTAAGATTACCTGGTGTAGGTTACGAAAGATTTAATAAAGTTTATTCTGATTCCAATGGAAGATACGGAGCAGTAAATCAACTAGATATTCTTGCTGATGTAGCTCCATACTCTAAAGAGTTTAGGGCTTTAAATTCAAGAATAGATAAAATGGGGTTAGATGAAAATGAAATAATTAAAGTCGGACAAATAAGAGCTCAGCAAAATGCAATAGCTCAAAGTAAAACTGATTTTACTCCTTACACAGATTATTCTAAAATTGAAAAAATAACTAACCCAATACGAACAATAAAAGAATCCGTACTACACACAGACAACTTTATTAACAATAAATTTACTGGAAGGAAAACAGCAACTGAAGATTGGGAAAGAAGAAATGTTTATGGTTCAACATTCCCGGAATGGCAGAATCCAGTAGAAAGTTTTATTAAACCAATCTATTATAAGGGAACTCAAAGAAACCCTGTTTTGGCAGCAGGTATAGGAGCAATCGCGTTTGGCGCATTTGGAAAAACCAAAAGAATGCAAGCAGCTCTTGCAACCGTAGGAGCAGTAACGGTTGGTGGCTATTCAGCTCTCCAAAAAATGAAAGAAACTAAATTCATTCCAATGAATAGAAAAAAAGAATTAGCACTTGAAGAATATGTTGATATCTTAAGTTATGTAAAGAATAGAACAGCCGCGGCTAGAGCTGAAAGAGTTGGAGATATAGACGCAGCAAATCAGTTTATGCTTGCTAGTAAAAAAACAATGTATGGTGCAGATCTTAATACAAAATCAATAGACCAACTTGCAGCAGCTATACCAAAAAGAAAAAGAGAACACTTTAGAGCAATGCTTGAAGCGCCTAAGAGTGAAAGAAGTAAAGTACTATCGACTGCTGGAAGATTGGAAAGAAGAATATACGAAGCCGCTTGGGGTATGCCGGTAGAAAGAAAACCTGATTTAGTAAACTACTTCACTAGGCATGAACTGCCTGCTGCAGGCTCTGAAGTGTGGCATCCAAATACAAATATGGAACACGTAAAAATAAAAATGGGTCAGTCAATGGGTCTTGAGATGTCACAAATGGGCTTCTTCCCACAGCAAGTAAAAGAAGCAAACTTAGTTAATCCCAGTTACCCAATGTTTGGACAGGGTGGTTCTTCTCCAGAAGACGTTAGATCTAAACTGCAGAGATTAATGTTTGATATGGGAATAAATGGTAATATATCTCCAGTAATGAATAACTCAAATCCAGGTTCGGTAAATATTATGGCTGGAATAAGAGGTTAATAATATGGTAGACGTAAATCCTTCAACGCTGGCTCTAGGTCTTGGTAGACCAATTAGTGAAATACCAAGCTCTCTTATAAAAAAACAAGATGCATATTTAAGAGGCTTAATAAAATTTAACTCTAGTGGTGAGTTAGTTAATTCTATAAGCGGAAAGCCATATGATACTTTGGCAAATGCCATAGAAGATACAACTCGAAGTGGTATTTCTGAATTATCCGTATTTACTGGAACAAAAGGAGTTTTGTCTCCAGACCCTTCTGGTTTTGGTCCTCTCTCAGATTTAACTTATAACATTAATGAATATTTAAGATTAGATAATCCAGAAGCAAAAGCATTTAAATCAAGGCACGCAGTACTCAGTAGTCTTGAAGGAAAAAATATTGAACTAGTAAGAATTGGGTATTCAGATACTACAGGCGAAACAATAAACCAAATGGCCAATCTGTACAGCGATGCAGTGAGTTTCCCAGATTTAGATATACTGGCGGATGGAGGTATAGATAAAAGATTAGCTACTGGAAAAATTCTACCACCAGGATACCTATCAACTAGAGATAATTCTTCTATTCTTTTAAGACTAAGATACCAAACTGACGAAGGGTATAAGTACTTAAGCGGTGAAGAAACAGTCTCTTTATTTAATACACTAGATGTTCAATCATTGAATATAGATAGACTAGCAAAACTTATAGATCCATTAGACGTTGATGGATCTATGAATTTTGGAAAAAGTGCGGAACAAATATTAGGTAACCAACTAGGTAAAACTCCAAAAAGGCAATGGCAAAGTTTAGTGGAAAGAAATATGGTCATTGATCAAGAAGGAGTTGGAAATGTTATCAATCATTTATCCAAACAGGTAGATAATCGATTTAGAAGTGTAGCTCCAAAAACTCTTGAAGATTCATATTTGTTTTTTGATCCAGCTTTGGAAACAACATTAAAAGCTTTTGGCTTAGAAGAAAGTTATACCAATACATTATTAGGAGACGCTTCACTTACTCAACAGGGAAGACTAGGTATCATAAGAGAGAGACTTGGAACTAGTATTGCCATGGAGGGAGAGACGGCGCAATCAGCCCAACAGTATTTTCGTACAACTTTAGAGTTACAGGGTTTAACAGGGGATGATGAGTTTAATGAATTTGCAGGTGTTATACAATCACAGATTAGAGAAAGCATTGCAGATAAAAAAAATCAAAAAATATCACTTGATGACATTATATCAAGAATAGAAAAAACAGCTGGTCAAGATGGAATAGATCCAGTCCTGAAAGGTAAGTATCAAAGATATGTAAACGCTCTAGGCGAAATGAAAAAGATAGATGACGGTTCTGGATTTATCACCGGTGTACCTATGAAACAGCACGCAGAAAGTTTAAAATCTTCGATAGACGAAGCTAGAAGAATGTTGCCCTCTTATGCAGAAGGCAGCGATGAAGCGATGCATCTTACTGGAAAAATTGACAGTTTTAAATCTCAACTAGATAGAATTGTAACTAATTCTGATGGTTTTTTAAAAGGACAAAAATTAGCATTAAGAGAATTTAAACATGATACAGCTAGAATGTTTATAGGAAGGGGTCAGGGTAAATCTGTCTTTGACCTAGTGCAAGGGGAAGTAGAAGAACGTTTAGCTGGGCTTGGTTATATGGGTGCAGGCTCAACTGAACTACTTAAGAAGGAAGTCAGCTTTGCTAGGCTTTCAGCACCTGGGAGTGAAGCGCTAGGTCCACATGTTGGTCAACAAATTACCATGCAAATAAATACAGGCCATGGTAGAGATATGGTTTATAGCGAACCGCAAGCTATGTTATTCCACGGAAAACAATATGGTGAAGACTTTGCTAGGCAAGTCAGCGAAAGTTCTGAAATCCTTCAAGGAGAAATAGACAATATATCTAAAGGAATTGTAAGTGAAAGATTAAGAAGATCAATATTAAACGATGCAAATCTCGATGTAGAGGGTATGGATATAGAGACGTTAGTTGAAAGATTCGGCAGTAAGGAAAGGGCAATCGGAATTAGAGCAAATGCAAAAAATTTACAACAAGTTTTGTCATCTGGGCAAGTAAGAGTAAATGAAATACCAGATGTAGCTAACCAGCTATTAAACCAAGCTCAAAGAGAAGCGTTTAGAACTGGAAAAGTGTACAGAAGATTTGTTGGCGGAAAAGTAAAAGACGACATGCCAATCTTCAATTACGCAATGCCTTATGCACAAAGACAAGCTATAGACACCGAAGGAAGAGTGTCAAGAGGTGCCGGTAGCAAAGTTCTTGGAGTTACAGATGACACCACGTTTAGTAGATTTACATCTGAATTCGGAGATGAATTATCCTTGTTTAAATTTAGACATGTTGGGCACAAGATGTTAATTCCAGACGCCGCATCTTCAAGCTTAGGCCTATATGAAGCTGGTGGTGGATTCGACTTAGACGATAAATGGATAACTAATTTACAAACAATTAAAAATAGTGAAGGTGTAAGAAAACTTGCATCATTTGCTTGGCGTCAACCAACTGGTCCTCAAGAGTTTGCACTTATGGCACCTCACTTAGATGAAGAAACAATAATGAGAATGTTTGGTGATGAGACCCAAATGGGAGAAAAGTTTAGAAGAGTTTCTAATTCGGTATCTGAGATGATAAATGATAGAACTGGATTTGTTCTTGATCTTTCATCTGATTTAAGTGGCCAACCGTCAGCTTTGGGCATGGAACAATTAAGTAAGGAACAAAAGATATTTAAGTATCTTAACTCACTAGCTCATGGTTCAAGAGATGTAGCTCAAAAATTTAAACAATCTGCTGGAGATATAACTCAAGAAGATTTAGAAAGAGCTATATTTAAGTTAGTTGACTTGAATGGAGAGCAAGGAGCTTCAGTTGAGTTATTTACAGGGCAAGCGAGTGTTAATGTAGATGATTTTGCAAATGAGTATATGGGTGCTGGCGGAAATGGAATAAAGGCAGTAAAGAGCAAGTATTTTAATATTGGAGCAACATCAGAGGCAATAATTAAAAAAGCCTCTATGACAAAATCGGGAACAATGTTAGCGTTAAACGCAGATGAAATATTAGAATCTGGAAATGCTGGACTCATATCAAGTTATAGGCAAAGTAGTTTGACTCAAATTATGAGATCTTCAGCTTCTCCCGGTAAGGATAAAAATTTTATTAGTGCAATCGAAACAATGTACGACTCACAAATGGGAGCAGGTTCTTATAAGGAAGCTTTCGATATCGCAGCTACTAGATCAGCCAGTGCAACAATAACCGAAATGGATTTTGCTGTTAGAACATCAGGAGCATTATATAAACACTCAGTACGAGAAGGTTTAGAAGACCTAACAATGCGGAGTTAAAACCACATTAGATTCAATGCTTCAAAGATCTAATGTTACTGCAATGTCTGCGGCTACGGGAGAGCTGGGCAAATATGTGAATAGACTTGGTTGGGCAGTTTCTTCAGAAGAACAAAGACTTGCAGCATTGGGTAGGATAAAAGAGTATGCAATAAGTAAAGGAAACATAGAATTAGAAAAACTAGTTACGGGGCTGGAAGCTGCTACATCGCTTGTATTTAACCCAGAAGGTGCAATTGACGCAGCCGTAGGTGCAAGTATGAAAATAAATTTGAATGCAACAAACCAAAGTTTGCTCATGGCATTTAATCTTACTAGAGACGGTGGTTTTTCTGATGAGGTTGCCCAGAGGGCATTATCAAATTCATTGTTTTCCCTTATGGGAGATGATTCTGCTATCCGCGAAATAGCGACTAGGGCTGGTATAATGACTAGCGGTGCCTATGACGTAAGCGCGCTTACAATGGAAACTCCAGAAATGGTTAATCTTGTAAATACAATACTCGCAAGAAACGATAAGTTTAGTGAAGAACTGATTGGTATCATAAATTTATCATCAGACAATGTAGGAACAACACTTGTTAATAATACAGCAAAGCAAATGGGTATGATAAGAGCTTTGCAAGAATTCTATCCTGATATAGACTTTAGCGGAATAGGAATGGTTGGCTTTGACGACTTTGCTACACATTTAAAACTATCTGACATTGCGTCTAAAACAGACGATGGTGACGTTAATAGGGTGATAGAGTCAATTGTTGAAGGAGGGAACAAGGTAGCTAAAGCTCTTGGAATAGACCTTCCTGAAAGTAGTATCATAAAAAAGATAGATGGCATGACGAGACCTGGAAAGAAATTTCAAAACAAAAAAGTATCTGGGGCGGAAGCTAAAGTAAAGCTTCTTGAACTTTTTGGTTTAGAAGGGGAAGCTAAAGAAAATTTTGCAACAAAAAATATAGACGATATTATGGCAAACGTTAACGCTTCAATCGCAAAAATGACAAAAGATTTTGGTACTATGAAATATAATCAATATGCACCAGGTGGACTTGCAACTATTTATGAAACGATTCCATTAAACGAAGCAATGGGTGAGTTAAAAGGAACTATTACACAGCGATTAGGAAACGCCGCCGGAAGTTATGGAAAAACAATAGATGATTTAATGATTGAGGGTAATCTTTTAAGAGATCTTGAAAATATGACATTTAACGGCAATACACTTCGCAATAGAAGAGATGTAACAGATAAATTAATAAATAGAGGTTTAGCAACTGAAGAGGAATTAAATGATTTAGTAACAAAGGGAGCAAGGAAAGCTATGGAGGGAAAAAGAACAGCAACCATAGGCATACTAAGAGTATCTAATGATTTTGCGGAACAAGAAGCCAGAAATGCTGTTCAAGAATTTTTTACTGCTCATATACAAAAATATCAAAACGAGCTTCGTCCCGATGGAAGTAAGTTTAATAGAGTAGAAGAGGTTATGGATAAATTGTTGTTTGAGATAGAGGAAATGAAAAACGCAAGACGAATTTTAAAACCTACCGCAATTGAAGATGGTCTCACCGCAATGGGTTTCATGCTTGAAAACGTACTATCATCAGCTGAGCCGATAGAGATTGCAGCACCCGGAATAGAAAAATTTACCGTTCAACAATTAGCTGCTTTTGTTAGAATCAATCATACATTACAGGTGACTAAATTTACAGGAGCACAAAAACAAACTGACGATATAGTCAATTTAATAGAAGCACTTGTAAGCAAAAATGCTGATGCAGATTTAACAGTTCCAAATAATTTAATGGATAAAGACTTCTTGTCTCGATTATTTAAAGTTGATAGACAGTCGGCAAAGAACGCTGAAATTGATATGCTGGAAAGAGTTCCCAAATTAGTTAACCCAGAAGAAGTCCAACAAATTCTTAATGGTATGACTGACTCTTCAGTAGATTTAGAATTTTTAGAAGATTTCCTTGCTTTTAATGGAGAAGACTTAGACCCAACAGGTGGTGTTATCGGTCAAAGAATCAGAGCGGCTGCTTCTTCAACTGAAACTGAAACTGAAATTGCAGAAAAGGTTTCAAACAGAGTAAGATTAATAGGCACAATGAGAACAAGATATGAGGCGATGTTAGAGACTCAGCTCCCAGAGTATGCTCAATTCAACGCCATACTACAAGGTGGTGAAGAAATAGCACCAGGAATATTCACTCCCAGCTTAAGAGGAGACGCTACTGAGAGATCACTGGGAACAATCGAAGACGCAATAGAAGCGATGAGAAATAAATTTATCCGTGAAGCCGAGGATGATGCAGATCGCGCAGTTCGAGCAACACTTGCTAGGACTTATGCCGATCCAGGCGTTACTGCTTCTGGAAAGTACACTAGAATACAAGACTTCATGAAGTCACCACAGATGAGAGAATTATATGAAGGCGCATTAAAAAATAAAGGAAAAATAGCTGGTGTAGCAGCAATAGCCACTGGTCTTGCAGTCTTTGGATCTATTAAGAAAAAAGAAAGAACACAAGAAGCAATGTCTGGTCCCCCATTGCTACCAGGTGGTAATCCGTACGAAAGAATTCCAAATTCACCAATGGGTTTTTCAGACGCGCCAATTTCACAAAATGGTCAAGGAATGTCTTATAATATATCAGTAGATGGAGATCAAGACAACATGGAACAATTTATGAATAGAGCTCGGATTAGTAACAAATGGGAATGTTCAAGGTACTATGCATGATAGCCTCCCTTCTCTAGGACGTAATCCTTACGACGATATAGCGGGTTCTTTCTAATTTTAAATTAAAGGATAAATTATTTTATGGCTGATAACCTTCCTACTGGATCTGGTGGGGTAGCTAAAACTAACGCCAATTTAGTGGCAGCTGCTTCAGGGCCAAAAGCCAACAGCGGCACTCCTAGCCCAGCTGGTGCAGCAATTACTTCACGGGCTAGCTAAAAGAACAAACGATTCAAGGTCAGCAAGCATACATGGATTCTCTCCAGAAGCTGAAGCCCCATCTGATCCGCTAAAGGGATCATATGAAGGATACATGAATTCATCTCCAGCTTATATTCAGGCCAATGGAGCTGGTTATGATAATCCAGTAAATCAACAAGCAAGATATAATAAGAAAAGCTTTTCTCTTACTGGTGATTCTTTAGCATTCAATAATTCAAATAATATAAAAAATTCTGCTATAATAGATAACTATTCAAGTTCTCTAAAAAGAAATTCTTCCGGAGACAGACTGTTGCAAATGCGTAAAATAGAAGGAATGTTTAGGTAGTATTCATGACCATAAATCAACAAGCATTCGACTACATAAAAGAACAGTTTACCACCAAGCAGCAAGCAGACGATTACTTTTTAGAGATTCAACAGATAACATTAAATGCAAATTCAAACATACAATCTGGGCCAGCATTAGCTAAATTACAAACAGTTCTACCTGGATTTCCTGGCACAATAGGTGTGTGGGCTGGTGTCCCTCAATTGCCATGGGGTATCAAAATTGCTCCACCTGATTTTAATGATATTGCTTGGCGCAATGCGGCAATTGCTGCTATTAAAGTGCAGGATACAAAAAGGAATGGTGAAAATCCAACTGATTATATAATTGGCATTCTAAAAAAGTTTGATAAAAAAATACCAACTACAAATGTTAATTTAACAGACGTAGCTTACGCAAAAGCATTCGAAACATGGTATAGCGAACCTTTTTCTAAGGTTGATTCGTGCTGGCACTATATAGAGTCAGCTACAACAATGGCTAGTTTTATTGGACAGAGAATAAAAGACTTTAATATAGGTAGTGATAATTCAGAAGAAACGCCACAAACACCAGAAGATGTTCAAGAACCTCCAGCCGTTGACGAGAATTCACTTGGTACAGACATAGACAGGGCAACGGCTTTAGAAGAATTTATACAGCGTGGAGCAGCTATAATTGGTTTTGATCATTCCGATAGCTCTTATTCCTCAATTTCTTCGTATTATGAAAGTCTAGTAAGAAAAAACAATGCAAGTTTTGTTTTTGATAAAGCCTTTCAGGATAATTATGTTAATCAATTTATAGCAGTTGCATCTCCAAGTATGGAAATATATCAGTTAAATGATACTTATCAAAAATCTTTGTTTGATAAAATTGAGGCATCTGGTCTTTTTGATCTATTAAGCTACATCGACGCAATGCAGGCATTTGGTAGAGCTAGACTGTCTACTCTTGAAAGAGTAAAGGGTAGCGCCGGTGCAGCTAATGTATTAGATGGAGTGAGAGATACTGGTTGGCTTCAGCAGCTTACTGTTGTCTTACAAAGACTCTCTAGAGATCCAGTAACGCTAGCTACCATCTACAGGTATTTCCCAGAGCTAGTTAATTTTTTCTTTGCCGCGCTAGCAGCAACGGCTGACTATTCAAACGATGGAAAAGGTGGTGGATCAGAAGATCCGCTTAATGATGGTCAAGCAATATTAAACGATTTGATGGCTTCCCTTGGCCAGGTCAATGGTGAGAACATCTTTACCGGTGCATGGGATCTTATTAACACTGGTCAAAGAATAGAAAAAGCTATTGCAGAGTTTCCATTTAGGCAAAATATTCCACCGTCTTCTCCTGATATATTTCATCTTAGATTAGGAGCAGCTAATTTCTATGTGCCACCAATTGGTATTGACGTACAAACTCAATTCAAAACAAGTAGCATGGGCGAAGGCGCGCTAAGACAAAAAAATAGTCCAAAGTTTAATTCTGGATACAAACACACAACTATCAGTATGCAATTGTTCTTTCCAAACTATGAGGAGATATGGGGTATCTCAATTGAAGACGCTTCAAAGATTACCCTTAAGGATAACTTCACAATAGACTTTAGTGGCAATGGTGATAATGAAGAAAAGATAGATAAGTTTCTTTCATCTTTAAGAGGTTTAGTTGCCGCGTTTAAATACGCTCCATTTCTTCCAATTAGAAATCATTATTTAAATTCCGTATATGGAATAACTGGCGTTGCTCTTCAAGGTATGTCAATTTCCACAATACCAAGTTACCCGTTTGCTTTAGTGGTTACATTAAATCTATACAACTTTAATCATAAGCCGTTCCTACCAATGCTCAATGACTTTAACCAAGCTATTCATTGGGGTAAGTTTAGGCAGTATATGGGCAAGGCAGCTGGAGCTCTTCATAATTATATAAATGAAGAATTTTTAATGTTTGGTAAAGAGGGCGAAAATACTCAAGACATAGCAAAAGCAATGCTTGACACCGATAGAGACGGAGATGTCACTCAGGACGATCTAAGAGGCATACAGGCCGCCTCTGATAGGCTCTCGGCCCAAGCTGGGATATCTCCTTCGAAGATCGTTAACGACGCTCTCCTAGGCTATAAGAACGAAGTGTTTACGACCAACGTAATTAGAGAATGGACGAATGGTAGCAACTTATCATTCTATATGCCAGCTGAAACTCAAACTAAAATATTTACTCCAGACGTATCTGGATTTCAATCTGCTGAAGAAAAAGGTTTGACTGATACAGGTAGAACTTTTTGGAATCAAATGTTGGCTAATTTTGGTATTGATATTAATGAATCAGCTGGATATCATAGAGATTTAGATTCAGTTATAACAACTTCAACAGGAAATATCGTTGAGTATACTGTTAATCAAAAAATCGTACAAAGTATTGACATATTAACTGCGGGAAGAAATACAACAGACTTTCAAAAAAAAGCTTATGATTTTATCATAACAAGTTTTATATTTCAGAATCCACAGCTTGATTCCAACAGGAAAGCCTACTTAAGAGATTTTGATAGAACAGAAAACGCATATGAAGATACAGAAAGATATGTTTTTGGAGCAATTGTTTTCCAGGATGAAACACTATCTCAGATAAAATCTTTCTTTAAATCTAAAGCTTTAACTACAACCTCTTATCTTGATTTTTTGGTTGATGAGTATTTGCAAAAAAGAGCAATAAATGCAGGAAAAACTAAAGATGATGAATGGAAAGAGAACGAAAGATCAATAATTAAGAAGCAGTTTGCTGCTGGTTATAGTTCTATGGTGTATGAAAGATTCTTTAAGGCTGGACCAATCAGAGATTTGATGGAGGCAGCTAGGGAAAGAAATGGGAGCTTCCACATAAGAGAGTGGGAAGTGCCAATGATAAGAGTTGACATAGATCCAGCTAATGCAATCGTTACCGATGTCTCTATCTCAATGAGCAATAATATAATTCCACTACAAGTACAGATGCAAGATGAGCCAACTTATCAGCACATTGGCGGTGGAGATAGTTATATAAATATTTCCATGAAAGTATTTGGTGAAAAAGAATTAATAAAATTAAGAAAAATATTTGATCACATCAACGGATTAGCTAGACTCGAACACGCTGCTGGCGTTATGGGATTTTTAGGTATCAAAAATATAATAACAGCTTTGGCTGGAGTTAAGTATGTTCTTCCTCTCTCATTTAATGTTTCAACTATTCCAAATTTTCCACATGTCTATGATGTTTCTTTAAGATTAGTAGATTTTGATATATTTCAGCAAAAACGTGAACAATTATCTTCTGATCAACAAAGAAAGATGATTGAAGAATTCGGGACAAAGAAAAATCCATTCCTAAGAATGAAGCAGTTGTGGGGCTCGTTTAACTCATATCCAGACTTTCCATTAGAGATTAGAAATAAGGACAGCGAAGTCGTAGGATGTCTTGATCCAGATTTTTATTTTAGAAGTTTTGAGATGTTTGACAGAGACGTTATACATAGCGTCACCGAAAATAAAGGCAAGCTCTCTAGACTTGATACGTTTAATGTTGACCCATCTAAAGAAATAACAGTGGTAACACCTTATGGATCAATGACGCATAAGGGCTCTGCGGTTGTTGCTAAGTTTAGAGAATATATATTAAATGATCAATTAGATGAATTAAAAGCTTACTCTAGGGGAACACTAGGATTAAAGGCTTCAGAAACAGCTTCTTATATAATGGAAGCCTTATTAGACATTGATCAACCTCACGATAAATTTTTATTAAATTATGTAGACTCTTTAGACGAGGGTGAATTTGACACTAAAGATTTAGCTGATTCCAGTTGGAGACTATCTTCTGGTCAATTAAAATCTGGAGATCTATCAAGTTCCAATGAAGAAGCAAGAGCAAAATTGCAATCTGCATTGGGTGGCTCCGATGATGGATTTGCAGAAGATAAATATGTAAGCTTTAATCCAGACGAACTAGACGCGCATGCTATCATAAATACTTTTCCAGCAGCATCTGGGCCTGGTGACACAAAAATCCCATCAATGATACATACTGCAGACGGATATCAATTTGGGTATATCGATAAAAAAAATGGAAGATTTTATTTAACCGTAGATGACGTTGCTGTTAAAAAAGATAGTTCAGTTGAATATGTGGGGATAACTGACACTCAGACGCCAGATGTCGGAACAACAAAATCTTTAACCGGAGTTCCTGGGGCAAAAGCGTTATCTGAATACCAGTACTCATATTCATCTGGAGATGAGGGTAAGCCAGAAACTATGAAGTCAAATGGTAACTCAAAGAGCGTTACTGATCACTGGGAAAAAATGATGATAGATACTCAGTACAGGGATATATCAGGAAGAATGGTTAGGGCCTTTCCTACGTATATGCTTTGGTTAATAGATGAAAAGAATTTTGCTGGCACAAAACTATTTGATAATTTCTATGGACTGCAATCTATAATAGATTTTTCTGTAGTGTCTTCTGAAGATATCTTAGGCGATACGCTAGTATTTAGAGCTTCCAATATGTACGCAAAGCTTTCTACAAAAGAAGCTACAACAATATTTAGCGGAAGTGGTGAGACAGATGATAAGCCTGGTGTAGATAAATTATCACTAACTTCTGGCCTTGAGCAGGTAATCGATAGAACTTTAAATTTTGCAAGAAATCAATTAGGTCATATGGAAAGTCAATACATTGTTGACATAGAAAATATGAGACTTAAGCCAGGCGTAAGAGTTCACTTAAGAGTTGGTTATGGTGCAAATCCAAACTCACTTCATACTATATTCAATGGTGTAATAACTGAAGTTGAATTAGGAGAAATAGTTACAGTCACATGTCAATCTGACGCCATCGAACTTAGCCCAGTAGTAAACTCTGTTGACAAAAAGGGATCTAGCGGTCACATAGACGGCGGTCTTAATACCGGATTGTACTTATCTGAACCAAGAGATTTAATGGTTCGACTTCTTTCAATGGGCACATCTAGAACAAAAGAAGCTTTTGCTCACGCAACAAAAAAAACTATATTTTCTGACAACAAATTTGGAATTAAACATTTTGGAAGCATACTTTATGAGCCATTAAATGATATGGAAAGAAATAAAAACGCTGGCATTAGAAACGCAGCTTCAGATGCACTACTGGCAGTTGGTCAAGGTAGTGGTTTAACTGGTGGTGCTAGTACCGCAGCAGGTGCCTTAAATCCGTTTGGTGATAATTCAAATGGGACTGGACTCGGCGCATCACCATTTGGCATAGACGTAAGACTACCAATGGTTGGAATAATGAGAACCATGTGGTCAAACTTTGCATCACAACCAGATCTAGAATTGTATAAGAGAAATATTTATCCAGGTAATGGAACTGGTGTAGCTCAATTCCTTGGTGGTGACTTAGGAGATGGTTGGTCTAATGCAGCTTCATTAACTCCAGGAGAAGAACCTAATCCAAGATTAGAATATCTAAATAGACTTACAGATTCTTCATGGAATAATCTACTTCAAAGATATGATGGAGGATCTCAAAACGCCTCAGCTGCAATAGATAACCTAACGCTGGGGATGGAAGCAAGAGCTAGTGGTGGGACAGCAGCTGCAGTACTTGGTGGTGGATTACTGGCAGCAGGAGCCGCATTAGCCATTGGCACAGGTGGCATCGCACTTCCATTCATAGGTGGAGCTCTAGCAGTTGGTGGAGGAGCATCGTTACTTGGAAGCTTAACTGGTAGAGGCGGCGTAAACATTTGGAAAACGTTTGGACTAATTAGCGATCTTGACGACGACATGCCAGGCTTTGATGAAGTTTCGTTTAGGGCACAAACATATATGAAATCTGTTTGGGATCTTTTCCAAATGTGCGCAAGACTACTGCCAAACTATATTGTTGCCGTAAGACCATTTGAAGACAGATCAACCGTGTTCTATGGTAAGCCACACTGGTTGTATACGTCAGCGGTAGTCCCAATTACTACTGGTTATCCTTCTGAAAAAAGAGCCGTAGAACTAGGACTAAAGACCCCAAGTTATAGAAGTCCAGATTCTGAATTAATGGATCTTTTAACAAAGGTTAATAAGCAATCAAACTCTACTGCTGATTACGAAGCAATGAGGCAAGCACAAAATCCAGCAATATCTATTTCTGATATAGTGCAACAGCAATCTTCATTCTCAGATATATATGCACCAGCTGGAATACTAAGAGGAAAAGTTATTAACTTCTTAGATCCTTGGAGAACTGCATATTATGGGAATAGTAAAACAACAAAAGAACAATTGACGAATGATATTTTATCAGAAATACCAAAGAGTAAAGGCTACGTAACGGTTGGTTTCCACTTACCAATAGATTCTACTGGACAGAATGCCTCCGAAGTAGACATAGAAAAGATGAAAAACTTACACGTAGAAATACCTCAAATGCCACTTAGGTTTTCTTTTCCGTATTTTACAGACAGAGTCGCTGGATCAGTTTTGCTAGACTATTCCTTTTATGCACTGAGCACAAATAGATCAGGAGAAGGTGATGATAGACTGAAAACCGGAACCATACATGATGGTGATAAAGATCTTGAAAAGTTTAATCACGATACCTTGTATAGAAGTTTAATAGACACAGAAGCAAGTCTACTTGCTGGTTCACTAACGGATAAACGTGAAGGAGGAACAGAAGATGAGTTTGTGATAAATCTTGCATCTATATCATTTACTGCCGCAGTTAATCCAATCAATACATTTGGTAATGATAAATTTATATTTGACCTAAACACAAGTGGAGCGGTGGGGACCAAGTCACTAGTAAGAATGCCGCTACCTTCATTATTGGAGCACTCTAGGGGATTAAATGAACTTAAAGGTTCTTGGGAATATGAGTATATTAATCAGAGAACAATTACTTCCGGAAGTCCATTTAGTTACAGAGATTGGGGATCTCCTCAATATCCTATTGATGAGCAATTCTACATAGCTATGAGATGGCCTTATGAAATAACTGAGGATAAAGATGATGAAATCTTTAAAAAGTTTAAAGATAAATATTTTTCAGACAGAGATGTAGATCAATTTCATGGTAAGCCAAAGGATTATAAGAATAGAAAAGTCTTAGTATACAGTCCAACAACTAGAACAGCAGTTGTGTGTAAGCCTGCTTACTTCTTATGGGGTACCGATAAAGCCGACTTAATATACGGAACTAATCAGGAAAATGACTGGAGCGAAGAATGGGTAGTAAGCCCAAGATCGGCAATTGCAGAAGAGGTTGACTTGGCTGCAGTTGTATCTCCAGACGCAGCTTATTATCTTGGCGTCATGCACTTAACCGAAAATGAAAAAGGTTATTTTAAAAGAGAAAAAGATGATAAAGGTTTTGATGAGAATAGAGCAAGCGCAAGCGCATCAGCATTAGCTCAAGCTGGTCTCGCCCCAGTCCCGATGCCAAGAGATTGCTATTTTACTTTTGTGGATGATAGTGTTCCACTTGGAGTTGTAACAACAATATATAATCCAGCAAATGAGTTTACCTACAAGGGTGACGCAGATATGGGTAAATCATATTTTGTTGGTTTTGGCGCTTTTGCAGCAGAAGGTGATGGAAAACTTTTAGCAGAAGAAGCAAGTAAGGCAGGCGCTCAAAGATCGGGAAGAACTGGCTCAGCCGATTCAATGGAAAGGCAGATGGAATTATTGAACGAAAGACCAACAGCTTTTACCAATACTCAATGGAAAGAGTTTGTTCCAGTAAGTGGAATAACACTTCTTGACCAAAGTCATTTTGCGGAAGCAGCTGCTAGAGGCGGAAATATTCTTGGTAGCAAGGATGGTAAAGAAGGTGGTTATTTTGACTATATAATAAAAGCAGACTATAGCCCTCTTGAGCGCGATGCTTTATGGAAAATATTAGACAGTGAACTTCCTACAACTGGAGATGAGGATTCTGGTTCTGGTAGAGAAAGATTTGCTGCCGTGTATGATCCAGCTTCACCAGAATCCATAAAAGCTAGAGAGTTTTTTGACGAAGGATTTAGCGCTTCCACTCATGTGATAGCTGGAAATGGAAGAACTCTTAGTCAGGCAAATGATGTATGGGATCAATTTAGATTTGGCTACCACAACGAAATAGCGATAAAGAAAATATTCTTCGATGCCTTTGGAATGGATCCAGATGATAAAACTCCACTTCCAGATTTTCTAATAACCATATTGCGAAATCCAAAAGCAAATCCAGATATATTTAAACTGTTTAGTGCAAATGGGCCTGACAGTACGGCGGTAGATGAATTTAGCTTGTTGCTTGGAAGTGACTTTATAACAAATCCAAATGCAAGAACTGGAATACCATACGGTACAGCTGATTCAATGGAGAGACAGATTGAGTCAGGATCTACATCATTAGTTAGTTCCGATACAGTTAAACAAGCTATAGAATTTGCTAGAAAGAATTTAGTTGATGCACCGCTTGATGAAGGTGGGCTAGTTAGGTATTTCGATACTTTAGTAAGAACAAAATATAAAAAATTAGGATTATTTTTACAATCACAATCTAATTTATCCTTAATACTTGGCGCTGATGTTGGTGGCGGACAGCCAAAAGCAGATGACATAATTAAAGATAACTTTACACCAAAACAAGTATTCTTATTGATAGTTGGAATGTTTAGACAGGCGATGTGGCAGGATTCTTACGCACGAGCTTGGTTAGTCTTAAAGCCAAATAGACAATATACCGGTGATGACATGTGGGACTTTAGCCCAGTCCATAAAATTTTCGCTGCATTCATTGATCCAAATCAAGACTACGCATCAAATAAGAGAAAATTCTTGAAGCTTTTAGCTGATAATAAGGGTGAAGGAAATAGTGCGGGTAACGTAGTTGGTGTATTAACTCATAATATTGATAGCTTTTGGGATCAAAATATTGGACCATTGTTTACAGCACTGAGCGATGGTCTATCAGGTCTGATGAATATGTTTAGAATGTCCATGCTTCAAATGGGATATGGTTTATCTAATATAGACAACTTCTCTAAACAAGCAAACATTATGAATAAAGTATTAAACGACTCTATCTATTATTCGCTAGGAAGACCTGGATCACTATTAAGAGCTATTGATAACCCATTTACCAGAGAGTATGGAGAACCAGTAGTCGAGGTACGTGAGCCATTCCAGAAAATACACTATATAAGTTCATTCTCAACTATCATAGCTAATAATATACAAGAGACTATAACCAATGTAGCAACTCAAGTAACCGCTGTATCTGAAGGAAAATATCCAGTAACAGTAGCTTTAGATAAAAGCATTCCAGCAGAAAGACAGGTTGAGAAAACTGTAGAGACTGGTTTATTCTTTGACAACATAATGGGTGAAGGTTTATTTGGAATTGCTCAACCATTATTTCACCCAATAGAATTTGCAAGAGGAGCAATAAAATTATCTCAAGGTGCGCCAGATGAACTAATGGCAAGAAGAGTTGCCTTGGCCCATCTTAAGGAATCTCTAAAAGATATATATTCTGGAGAGTTAATTGTAATAGGAAGCGCAGATATAAGACCTCATGACCTAGTTTATCTTGCTGATGTTTATGAAAGAATGTATGGAATTTTTGAAGTTGAACAAGTCGTTCATCACTTTACTCCAAATATGGGATTCATTACATCTATTACACCTAATGCTCTTGTGACCATCAATGATCCAGCAAGATGGTTTATGTCTAGTTGGATTCATTCTTGGATGTCAATTCAGAATATAAGAAATGATACAAGAAGTTTGATTAATTCAGTTCAGGCTGGAAGCACTGGAATCTTGTCTGGTGGAGACATTTCTGTTGACGGTATGTCAGAAGCGCTAAGATCACAGATGATGGGTGGTGTGCAATTTACCCATGGATCAAGTGCACTCATGTCTGACATAATGGCAAACTTTGCAGCTGAGGGATTAACAGACGCTCAATCTCAAATAGAGAATCAGATGAAACAAAACTCCGAAAACGGAATGAGCTTAAAGGGAATCGCAGCAACTTATCTGACTACGGTTGGTTTAACCGCTGCAGCAGCAGCAATTCCTTTTGGTGCGATTGCTGGTGGAATTGCTGCTGGAGTAGCATCTGATTTATTCTGGAAGGGATGGAGTTGGGTGAGGGATAACGTTCTAGATCAACATGGCTGTTATGTATCTTATTTAAATAAGAACGGTCAACCAATGGATGCAAGTCTTGCAATAAATCAAGGAATGGTTGTTGGTAGATATCACACAAAGAGACTTCTTCCTGGAATCTTAGGAGTAAAGAGTAAGGTTAGAACCGTTGATGGCAATGCGTTCATTAGAAATGATGACTTACTTAAGAGTCTGGGCTGGAAAGAAAAAGAAATAACCGACTTGGTAAGATATGTGAGTTACGAAAATGCATTAGTTAATGCTGAAGTGTTAAAGTACTCTGGAACTGGCCCAGATAAAACTGGGTTAAATCAATACTTTAAGGTAATATGTAAGTTACATAATGTTATAGATGGCGATGAAATAGAAGTTATAGATCTAATGAATCCAACTGGTCAACCTTTTAAAGTAAGACTAGAGGGAATAATAGCTTCGAGTCTTGGCACCTTCCAGGCGTACACAAATACTTCTATACAAGCTGGGTATAAGCCAGATGATCCGACTACTGCAATAAACGTTAATTCACCAGGTGGAAGAGCGGCAATTTTCGTAAGTGAAAGACTCAGAGATAAGCCTTTTGTCATTAGAGTTTCTCCCAATGATCAATCCTCAGTTTCTATTTATACAGAAGATGATTTGTCTCCTGGCTCAAGAATTAATAATACAAATAGTTATTTTAAAGGCGTTAACTATGGAGATCAAGAAAGAGAAAAATCCTTAGGAACAGTTTTTTATAGAATGCTTGATGAAGATAAAGAAGCAAATATTTCCATAGTAAGATCTTTCTTTGTTCAAAATCTTGACTTAAGTATTATAAGAAAGAAAGAAAAATTCAAAGAAAATCTTTATAAAGAAACAGTATTTGGTAAAAAGTTTGATGAGATATATAATTCAATATATACTTCTAACATGGAGAATCATTTTGAAATTACTGGAGAAACGGACCCGTTATTAACTATAACTAATGATGAAAGAAAATTGTTTAATGATTTAGTTAACTTTAAAATATTAGAAGTTCTTTATTCAAAAGCTTCAGAATGGCCATATATTTCTTGGGATGAGTACTATAATGACGGAGCGCCAGCAACTCTTAACTGGGAACTAGTAACGAATAACTTAGCTCAAGTCTATACCTTGGATTTGCTAAGAGAGAGAGCATCTACCGGTGGCTTAGATAGAGCTATACCAATGCCGGTTTATGTTGAGCAGAAGGGTGGAGTGTAATAACTATGTCTGATTTTAATTTTAATTTAAATGACTTTAATGATTCTACTGCTTTTATATCAAAGTTGTCAGAAGGCTATAATCCTGATGGATCAGCCAGCCTAGTTACTTCAGCGTCAACAGAAAAGTATTCGAATCAGACATTAACATCTAGAAATTTAACAGACATAATGGCTGGACGGAGCATTAACTAGAAATCCAGCAGCGCTAGCCGATGCATCATCGAAGTTTGTCAGGTCTTCTCTTCATTCTATTCTCGCAACAGGTATCCAGTCCGGCGATTCATTTCAAATAGCTAATCCAGATTATCAGACTAAAGGAGATGTTGAGATACTAAAGGGTGATCAAGCATACTTAAAGGTAGTCTCTCAGTCCTTAGTCGGAACTGGCTATGCACCAACTTCAGTTCTTAATCCATTACTAGAATCAGTAAATGGAAAATGGCCAGGAAGTGATAAATCGCAGGTTGGAGATTCTACCGGAGCATTGTTTACACATAACAATACTGGTTACACAATAGATGGCCTGGCTCCGAGTTTGGGAGAAAGAGCTTTAGCAGCAGAAGAAGAATTAAGCGAAGAAGAAAAACAAATATATATAGATAGAGGAACACTTCTTAAGCAGTCTATTAATGAACCAGCTTTAACACTTGGATTTCAATTTGATATACCAGATGTTTTATCTTCTTATTCTTTCGTGCAAACAAATTCATACTATGCAGATGAATCTAATCCAACTGGGTTATCAGTTGAATCATCATTAATAAGTGCTCCTAAAAAAACAGCATACATTAGCGCATCCCTAATAGAATGTTTGTTAATGATGACAGACGTAAATAAGGGCGTTAAGATAAATGGTACATTTGCTCTTAATAGAGCAGTGCTTTCAGAGAGTGATAAAACAAGTAGACATTCAAATCCAGAAAGTGGAATTGATAAGAGCAATAAGAACTCTATTTCTGATCATGTTTTTGGAAGAGCATTTGATATTAGGTCGGTTGGTGACTATAGCTCTATAAAAGGTAAAGAAAGATACGCGATTGCTTTAGACATAGTCTTACAAAAGTTGAACACAATGCCGCAACCACTAATGCCAGATCTTATAGTTATTCATCCCGACGTTGCAAAAGATAAAGGAATTGGAGAAGGTTTTGAATCAGCTGAAACCGCAATCAAAACACAATATCCAAGTCTAAAATATGTCAACTTTGAATTTGGTCCAGAGCATACAGAAAATATTCATATTAGCTTTAGTCCACAAAGAGGTGGCAAATATATCGGTTCTGGTGGCTGGAAATCCGTCGACGCGCCTGCTCAACAATTAGATGAAAATGGAAACCCGATAGATAATTCAGCAAGCGCATCATCAGCAAAGCAAAAAGCTTATACAAATTATAAAAATGGTGGTCCAGCAATAACACCGTATGAATTATTTATAATGCTCTCCCAGGAAGGTCCATTCTCTGACGAAGCAGCAGCAATTTTTTGTGCTGTAGCGGGAAGAGAGAGTGGAGCTAGTCCAGCAGGTTATAACGGCAAATGCAGTGACGGTAAAACAAGTTGGGGTGGTGACGTTTCAATTGGAATGTTTCAGTATAATTTGATTTCCTTAATCAATAGGTCGACCAACGCATCAAACGACGTGCCAATTTATTACGATGGCGCTACCGCAACAAAGCAAATGGTCAAAGCTCACAAACTAGCATACGCTGCTACCGAAGCTGCTTCTTGGGATCCTAATGCAGTAGCAAAAAAATTAGTAGAAATTTATAATATTAATAAAGAAAAAGAAGAGTCAAAGTCTACAACCGATGATAGGTTATGGTTTCCGATTAATCAAGTGTGGATGCTAATGGATAAGTGGGGCAGAAAAGATTTTAAAAAAGTAGAGAAGATAGATGCATCTAATGGTTTTTACCATTGGGGAGATTATGATAACTCAGATAAAACACCAAGATCTGATTGTGGATTTATATTTGAAGTAAAATTTCAAAATGCTGTCAACGTATATCTAACAACAGGAAAACCCATAGAAACGCTAGAAAATTGGGTTAGAGTAAACTTTAAAAAGAACAATAAAAGAACAATAAATTACATAGAAGAGTGGATGGACGGTACCGTATTCTATGATCATCCTAAGGATGGTTCATTGATAAACGAAAAGGCTAGTGGAGTCATCACCTATAATGTTGATGTAGTTAATTCACAAGGTGCTGGAGGAGATGGGTCGCCTGGATCTTTCACTAAGTACCAAATTGAAGAAGCTGCAGACTGGATTAGCACGAATAGAGTTCCTCAATGGCTTGCTAAGTATCGTCCAGATCTTGATGGAAACTTTCAATGTGATAGATTTGCCAGAGTTCTTTCAGCCGCTCTGGGATTGTTTGGTCCAGCGCAAACTACTCTATTCACAGATGAGTGGACAGCTGCAGGTAACGCACCTGAGTATACTGTGCCTACGCCTAGTCTTAGCTCATTCCCAACAGCAGGACAACATTTAAACAGTGTAAAGTCTAGTGCTTCGTTCTATGGGCCAGATACCGAAATTGGAAAAAATCCACCAGCCGGTTATTTGGTATTTTGGCAGGGTGGAGATGAAGGCTATGGTCACTCGGGTATTTCTATAGGAAATGGTCAGTATGTTGATCAGCACGATGAGAGCGAAGGTTCAGATAGGCCAAGACCAAGAAATATTAATTCAACAACCTTCCCAGGTAGTAAGTACTCCTACGCTGGAGCATCGTCCGAATGGAGTATACAGGGAGATCAGTCATGAAACAATATCCAAAATTTGATGAAAAATTAAATTCACACATCGCCAATAATCAGCTTCAGCAGTCTAAGACAAGATCTGGAACTATTATGTCATATAATAAAATGAATAATACAGCTGTAATTGTTTTGGATGACAGGATGACAAACCAAGTTGGAAACATAATAAGAGGCGTTCCATGTCCATCTACCCTTGGCATACAAAGCGTTGCCCCAATAGCTGGCACAAGATGTATAGTTGGTTTCGCTGATGCTAATGAAAGATTTCCGCATATAGTATCATATATGGACGATACAAATAGCGTAGGAAGATACATGCCCAATTACAGTGTAGACACTGGTGTACCAAAGTTTATGGTATAAAATGTCAGAAAAAATTAACGCACAAAAGTCTTTTGAATCAGTAGCAGGAAACACCGCTTCTGAGATAGATGAATTAAATAGGAGAAAAAACTTCTCTCAAAGAGAAGTAGGGCTAACCCATCCAGACAATCCATCTTTTATAAGATTAACGGATTCTGGTGATATAGAAATATTTTCAGCACCGGGAGTAGGTATAGTTATAAATGGCTCAACAAAAACCATTTCTCTTTTTGCAGACAATATTAAGTTTTTTACAAAAGAAGATGGTTTAAAATGGAACTCTATGGAATTTAACCATTCAGCAACTTTGTTTTCAGAACCAGCATTTGTCAGTGCAAATGATAAATCTTACAATCCAGCTTTTCTAAATATGGATCATTATATAAAGAATCTAGATTTAATAGATAAGGAAGACTCACAACAGGCAGTTACAATCAATGGCACCTATGCCTACGGGAAAACTACTGACACCGATGTTGTTTCATCGGATGTATTGGAAAATTCTTTATTAGATAATTATTTTACAAAACAACAAATATCGCTAATTCAATTTGCGTGGGATAGTAATGCGGATCAGTGGAAGAAATTTACGAATTCAACTGAACCAGTTCGTAATTTTACTGAGAAAATAAAAGATTACATGGAAGACAGCTACTCAATAGAGCAGGCTATAAATAAAGTCATAGAGAGTATAGGAGATAATAATGTCTGATTTTTACATTAGCCTTAGTGGTGATTTAGTAGTAAACGGATCTGGGGATTTAGGCTTAGTCCAATCTGCGTCAGAAAAGGACATACAGCATGTATATATGAGGTTGATGACTGAACCGGGTGACTTCTTTATTTACCCTCAACTAGGGACGCAGCTGTCGATGCTGTACGGAATGCCTCAAAACCCTCAAACTGGTGACTTTGGCAAAAGATTAATTCGCGCAGCCCTAGAAAGAGAAGGGGTTTTTAAAAACAGACAAATTACTATTGAAGCAGTACCGGTTTCTGCAGACTCCATTAGATTTGATGTTTATTTAATGGGTGATTTGAATGAACCTACAATATTGTCAATAACACAAGACTTAGGAGCCTAGAGTGGTATCAGTTAATATAAAAAGCAAAGAGCAAATGCTGGTAGCTACTCTCAACTCCCTGCAAAAAAATGCAGGAATTAGTGCCATCTCTCCTGGATCGATAGCCAGAGCCTTTGCAGAGGCTATTCATTCTGAAATTAGCGATCTTTATAATTCGTTAAAGGTAAGCATAGAGCAGTCTAATCTCTCAACAGCTTCAGGAATCAATCTAGATATGATAGGTACTCTCTATAACGTACAGCGTAGAACTATATCATCCGAACTGGTTCCAGAAAGAGTTACTGGAAATATAGAATTTTATTTAAATACAACTCATAGTTCGACAGTAACCATTCCAAAAGGAACGCTTGTATATAACGATGCCACAGCGTTTTCTTCAACTCAGTATCAATATGAGCTAAATTCAGATATTGTCATAGCAACAGGTAACACAAGAGCCTATGGTTCAGTTAAAGCAAAATTTGCAGATAACAATGTGACTGCAGCTAGAAACACCTTGGTGAGACATAATTTCATATCACCTCCGGGTATCGTAGTGTACTGTAATAATCCAAAAGAAGTTTACAGTAGCCTTAACTCAGAATCTGACGATAACTATAGAAGAAGAATAGTTTCAGCGATTAGAGGTTCCGCATCAGGTACTGCAGAATCCGTTAGGTTTGCAGCCTTATCAGTTAAGGGTGTTAGAGATGTAAAAATAAGAGAAGCTTCTCTCGGTGTTGGCACATGCGATATAGTAGTTATACCAGAAACACAAGCTGGGATAAGTATAATGAGCCAGTTGGTTTATGAAAAAATTAAATCCGTTAAACCGGTTGGCATTAATATGAACTTAAGAATAGCTACTAAAAAATTAGTAGATGTTTCAGCTACCTTAACATTAAGAGAAGGAACAACAGGAGCAATTGCTAGGAGTGTGGAAAATCAGTCAAAGATTTTCTTAAACAGATATTTAAACAGTCTT